GTACATGATCAGATCCAGTGGTGTACCTTTCCAAAAGGGCCAGTCAGCTACGCGCACCTGGTTGTCGGTGTTGTGGTCATTGATCATTGGCGGGCTCCGTGTCGTCTACGATTCGTACGATGCGTACTGTTCTTTGGCCCCCAAGAAGTTGCTCGCGCCACGCATCGGGATAGCAAAGCTTGGCGATGTTGATGGCTTTTTCGTGTGAATCGAATGTGTAATGGGAACCGCTTGTAGGTTTTAGAAAGCGCCATCCGTCGGTGGTTAGTACACTGATCTTGTACATGGGTATCTCAAAAAGGTTTGGTTAGATCGGGAGGGGCGTCCGATGAATAGTTTTCAAGGAGTCCGATCATTGCTTGCATGTGTGCTATGTCAGAGTCGTATTGGTCGATGGCTTCAGGTCCGTCGCTTGCATCGGGTGCCATAAGCATTGTTTGCGCCAGGTCAGCCTGGAATCGCTTGAGTAGTTCGTAGGCCTGTTCGGGTGTGATCAACATCAGTGACTCCAGAAAAGTGTTGAGAAAGCGATGAGGTAGATGGTGAATGTGAGTGAAGCTGCGATGTCCCAGATCATAGTACGTTCGCCCAGTTAGCGTGGTAGGCTGTTGCGTCAGCCATTTGTTGCTCGGTGTATTGAACGCCGTTGCCACCTGCCTCGATGCCTTCGGCGTTACGCAGCAGAGTGTTTGGGTGAGGGGGTACAGTAGAGCTGTGTTGTTCTGCGTTGATGGTGACGATGCCCCACTCCATGCCAGGTGCCAGGGTGATGCCTTCATCCGCGAGTTGGTCTCGGCTATACAGGATGATGTGTAGATAGCTGGCAGGTTCTGGATCGATATCGACAGAACTGAACCACTGACTGTAGTATGGCTTCTCGCCTTCCTGTCGGACACGCCATCCGGATTGAAGCTTGTCTTTGTTTTCGGGAGTGATTTCCGCAAGACCACTCATGCAGCCGGTGAAGTTTTCTACGATGAGAAGTCGTGCGAACGGGAAGTCGGTATCGTGGCTGACAAGGTAAGGCGTTTTGGTCAGGTCACCCATGAAGCGGTCAGCTTGCGTCCCTGTGAGATCGTTCTTGGAACGACGGTACTTTGTTATCTTTGTTCCGGCGAAGTCATCGGTGAAGTGACGAAGAGCGAATCGGATGAGTTGAATGGTTTGTGTATCTATTTGCATTTGGGTTCCTACCACCAGGAGGTGTAGTAAAGTTGGTGACCTTGTTCCAAGAGGGACGTGGCCAGGGGAATGAATTCCTCGGTTTGGTTGATGTGGTATGTGGAAGATGAGCCGAAGAAGAAACCTGTGTGGGTACGCAGTTTCTTGTGTTCCATCGCGAGGCGTGTGATGTCGACGAGTGTGAGTTCGACCTCGGTGCAGTTGAACTCAACTTCGGTGCCACCTTTTAAGCGGTAGAGACGTTCCATCCAACCCTCAAGGTCAGCGTGTTTGCGCCAGTAGAACAACTCTTTGTCGCATTCTTCGATGGGCGGTGCGACGTCGGGTGGTCTGGATGGGTCTCGGTTGGGGTTTCGGATGAAGACATATTGATCAAGTCCCATTGGGATTCTCCTTAGAATGGTCGGGGGCGGTTACAGCGGCGACAAGAGAGGCGGTTGCCACTGTTTTGGGCACCACAAAAACATTTCCAATACATTAGTTCTCCTTTAAAAGCGGCGGGCGTTTCACTCATGGATCGGCGTAAACCTTTTGGGCGATGCGTTACTCAGAGATCATATATTCGGGAGTGCCCGGTCCTCCTTAGTGTCGCCAACGTTTGCAACCGTTGGTTTCCCATGTGCACTGGGTTGGCATCGACACTTGCCTCAGTGACCAAGATGGCCATCTCCTTACCCGTCGACGGTACGGGATTTGTACGGCTCCGTGGGTGCTGGCGTAGTCTTTGACTGTGTTGTCTGACTATGCAGATGGTGTTGGTGTTCGCGTTCGATCCAAGGTTGGTCTTTACGAGCTTGAATGATAGCGTCGGCTTGACGACGCAAGACATCAAAGATGTTTGAGTTCATGGACGCTCCCAGGTTGCGTGTGTTTGCAAGATTGGCAGGGTTGTAAACTTGAGAGTGGGACGTTCACAATCTTCCAAAACGAATTCGAAGTTCAGTACGATCTCGTCGCTGTATCGATTGAGTTTGTACTCATACTCAGCCAGACATGATTGCCGCACGTATTCGCGTTCGATGTATTCATTTGTGAGGCAGTGTGGTGTAGAGTCACGACGGTGAATGCCGATGGATGGAATACGTACCGAGATATTTGCAGTCATGTTGGTTTGTTTGAACAACGTTGAGTCGTCGTATGGATGATAGGTATCGAACTCGATACCCCAACAGTCGACGTCCAGTTTCTTTTGAAGATAGGTTTGATTACTTTTTTCGTCGCGGGTGTGGAAGCTGTAGTTGTTACAGTTCTCCATGATCTTTTTGAACTGGTAGTAGACTTGTTCTTCGATCAGCACGGAGAGTTGACTGTCACGGGAGGACTTCATGTCAGTGCATGCGGTGATCACTGGTTGATAGATTGCGGCGAGTTCGGCGTTGAACTTTTCGTACAGGGCTTCGACTTTGGCATCGACGCTGGAATGGTGGGTGGCCATTTTTTTGGCGTACTTGTCGAAGTGTTTTGTGATGCTGGGGTAAAGCTCTGGGATGGTTGTCTCTTCCATGACTGCCTCAATAGCAAAAGATGTTGGCACCCCCTATAGATTTCTGCAACGTCACGGGGATGCCGGTTAGATGACGTTGTCTGGCTGTGTTTAAGGTTTAGTCGGAAACAGCAATCCGGCTTGATGGTTGCAGTTGGACATACAACGTGTGTCGCTTTGATGCTTTGACGCACGACACATTCTTAGACCATCAAGTCTTTGAGACACTACGGGTAGTGTGTGATGTTGGTGTAACCACCAAGATGCATGTGGTTACGTGATAGTGTAGGAACAAACTACGATATGAAGATGTAACCACGTTACCACATTGTGAAGGGTACGCAGGGAAGCTGGTGAGTACTGCGTAGTTTGCATGTATAGACTTTAGGATACAAGATACAAAGGGAGATCGATACAGAGTATCTATGGTATCAATTATGTGGTTACAGTGGTTACACTATTGAATAGTATAGTTAGTAACTGCGTTTAGGTGTAACCCACATGTGGTTACGTTAGTGGTAACTGGGTAACCGGTGGAGAATATAAATGGAAAGTTGGTGGAGAATAAAAATGCCGGATAGTGTACCCAGTGAGCCTACGCTGAATGGGCCCACCGAGGATGGGAGAGCCACCCAATGGAATAAAAGCGTGCGAGCGTAGCGAGCACTCGATTATGGGGGAACGGAAGAGAAAAAAACCCTGAGGTGACTTGCACCCCAGGGCGAGGAAGACGACGACTAACCAATGAGGTTAGTCAGAAGGCGCTTACGCTCCTTGTTCGTCTCGCGAGCCAACTGACGCTTGAGGTCACTGAGAGGCATAGCGCCGTCGAGTGCGTCATGGCTGGATTCTTCGACGAGGTCCCAGGTGCCGGTGGCCGCATTGAAGATACGACGTTCGTCTGCACCAACCTTCGACGCTTCGTTGGCTTCTTCGCTGGGGCGAACGGTGCGCGCCTCACGGATGCGCTTGGTGCCCTGCTTGGCGGCATCGAAGTTGGACGAGAAGTAACCAGCCTCCGACTTAGGGCTGATGCCATCGTTGCATGTCCAAGGCCAGAGGAAGTTCTCGCCGGTCTTGCCGTTGGTGCCCATGTCAGGGTAGAAGCTGATGGACTCGATGTCTTTCAACCAGTTCCACACCTTGACGGCGGCGTCGTATCGCTGCTCGATGGTGGCCTGACCACCTTGCCAGTGCTTACGCTGCTCGATGTTGTCGCAAGCGAGGATAAGTCCGATGGCTTCCTCGAAGCGAGCCGGAGAGAATCCGGTGTGAGCATGGTTAGGAGAACCACTACGACGAGTTACCGACGAATCACCAAGAAGGCTACCGAAGGCGTCATCGGAACCAAGCGCCGAAGCGTTCGGGTCGAAGGTCCACATGAAACGCAACAAGGTGTGACGAGAATGAACAGTCTCGCCGTCACGACCCTCGTATGAGTAGTCACCGAAGACAACCGAGCCACCCTGGAAGTAAGACTCAACGGTCTGACGAAGGTCGCGGTGAGCATTACCCTCTGTCTGAAGCGGGATGGACCGGAGATGCTTGACGATCATGCCGAGCAACTTGTTAGTAAGTTCGACGCGCTCTTCACGAGTGGCGACGAAACGAGCTTGAGTAGGGAACATTGTGATTGCTTTTGTCATTGTACTTTCCTTTGTGTATGACATTTATGAATGAGTGTAATACTCACGTAAGTTATTAGAATAAAAGAGAAAAAGAGAAAAGAGAGAAAGAAAAAAAGAAAACTACACAGACACCTCCGGGTAAGAAAAAACATACTAAACCCAGGTGCATCACCACTTCAGCATTTGGAAGCTGGCATGTCATAAAGAAACTCCTTGGTTCACCCAGAGTGACCAAGGATGTTTCTGGGATGCCCGAAAACATCTGCAGTAAATCAAAGATGAATAAAACAAAAGGTCACCGAGTCCGGTAGGACACCTTGAAATATAAATAAAAAAGGAGGTGACACCATGACCGGCAGGTCCGACCTAAACTTGGTTTAGGTCAAGTGGTCATCTTTGAACCGACACATTCGTAGCAGCAACCGTAGACCGGATGACCAAACTTGTTTTGGTCACGAAGGGTTGACGTTCGCTGAGTGAATAATCAGGAAGGGACACCGAGCAGGTGTCCGAGGTTTCCGGATTATTTACCTTGGGCTTCTGGTTGACCAAGGGTCAAGCGGTCATGCGAGTGGCGCATATGACCGCAAGAAGTCTCAGCGGAAAGGAATGGAAGAGTTTATCCGGTCCAGAAAAAAGCTGACCGATAGGTCAATCCGCCAAATGCAATCCACCCAATCCACCAATCGACCAACGAACCAATCCGCCCACCAAAGAAGCTGGTCAAACCAATCGGCCCAAGTGTTTTGTCGTCCGGATCCGCCCAGGGCGAGAAAAAGTTAAGTCCTACATGTAGTTAGACTTCCGGAGTCAACAGTGGGGGAGGGGGAGGTATACCCTATTCATCCGTAACCCCTATTGTTGTGGGGGCCTTTTCCGAACCGAGGTACTTTTCAAAACACCTTACCGCTGTGGTATTACCACCTTGCCACGTTTAGCGTCCCGTGGTACGGTTTCATCGACTCAAACCTGGAACCACTATGACAAAACAACGACCTAAGCCCATTCGTTTACACCTTGAACAAAATATGCTCGACCGATTGCAGGATTTAGTCCCAATGGTGGCCGAATCAGCCGCTGCGCGGGAGTTTGGGGTGGACGTGACGCTGAATACGGTGGCCAGGGTGGCGCTTTTGCGGGGTTTAACCTCTATGGAGGCCGCAATTTCTGGAAATGAGGCGCAATCTGCGCCCGAAACGGTGGTTGCGCCGCCTCCAGCCTTGGTTTTGCCCGCAATTCCCGCACCATCGGACTCCCCAACAGCAGATGCAGAGGATTTGCAGCCTTCTGTGGACGTAGAATTGGGCGATGACGGGTTTATTGTCGCGCCTGACGGCTGGAATCAGTGGTCTGCGTCGGAACGGGTACCTACTGAGCAGTCAAAAGTCGATGAATACTACAAATCGGGGGGTTTGCAGCGATATTGGGGTAGATCTGGGGAGGAAACCATTGTGTTTTACTGGTCACCGGACCCAACGAAGCACGATTTCCCCTCATACAAAGATTTAGACATGAATCGTAAAGAGATTAAAGTCCAAACCACACCATATGGACCTGGTCACCTGGTTCCTCACGGATGGGCACAATGACAATTCAGATTGCGGACCCTTCTGACGTGGTTCAGACTTTAGAAGAGTTGAATCCAGAAGCAATTTTGTATGACGGTTTAGACGACGCGCTTGTGGGAATTATCGCTCGGTGCGGTACAGATGCTTTGGCTTTGTACGACCGAGAAAAGTGCATAAAGATATTTGTCGATAGTGGTATGAGTCACAAAGATGCGGAAGAGTACTTCTGTTTTAATGTTGAGGGCTGTTACGCTGGTCCTCACACACCATATATTGCGTCATTCGACTTGCACCCGGTAGGTATCCGGTACCCCGTAGACGACTTGAAGCTCAGTGCAGGCGACAGCGCAGAGACGGAAATACTCCTTGGGTTTGACGCCGACGGGAATGCTCATGTTGATTTTGCAAATGTCGGGTCTGGTATTGTAAATGTTGCAGCCGAAGCCGGGAGTCCCGTCGGGTCTGTCGATGGAGATGAGGTGCCCGCAGGAACCGTCGCTGTTGATCGGGACGTCGAAGTCTAAATCAATATTCTTTTCTTCGCACAAGAGCTTGAGTGTTTCGGCTTGTCTGCAACAAGCGCCACACATCGTACAGGGAAATTTTTCTTCGGAGTCCACTATGCCTCTATATGTATATAAATGTGAGAAGTGTGAAAAGCGAGTCGAGATTCTTCAAGCCTTTGATGATCCTCATCCTCAATGCGATGATTGCTCTGTCGAAATGAAAAAGCAAGTAGCCCTAACGAGTTTTGCTCTTAAGGGTGGGGGTTGGGCAAAAGACAACTACGGACTGAAACAAGACTGATTGTTGCCTCTTTCTGTTCTCGTGGTAGTATTTCTATGCGCAATTCCGCGCCTGGTATCCCGTTTAGGGACTGGAGAATATGATGGCTCGATTTAAGCAAACTCAAATTGCCCCTGGTGTAACCAAGCATCGCTCGAATGCGTTGGTCGTTCACGTCCATGAAAACATCAAAGAAGGTGATATTCTTTGTGTAAAGGGACTTTTCGACGACAACGTATTGTCGGTACAAATTGCTGACGGTGCTACTGCGGCAGAGCGTGTTGGCCCCATGTGGGTAGCCGACTTCGACGCGTCTGCGGGAGATGTTGTTGCGGTTGCTGTACCGATGAAGATTATGGACATCACCACTGCAACCAGCGGTACAATCACAATCAACGACCCGATCTATTTGGATGATGGTGGCGTTGCTGGTGCCACAAACGATAAAGCTGCTGGTACCGGTACGGTTATCGTCGGTCGTTTCCTTGAGTCTCGTGGAAACAACAACAACGCAATCAAGGGCATTCTGTGGCCGACAGGTCAGACTAGCCTGGGCTAATCAGATTAGGCAAAATAAAACCCCCGGTAGCTTCGGCCATCGGGGGTTTTTTATTTAGTTACGTAGAAGTAATTCTTGTTCGATCATCGCAGTCTTTCTCAGACCGTCCATGATTTCGTCAAACGACCTGGGATCACCACCTTCCGTTGCTGCGGCTGTATCGGGCCCCATATTCATTAACTTCATGCCGTCAGGTACGGGCTCAGGTTCTAGTTCTGGTGCAGGCTCAGGTTCTGGTGCTGCGACTTCTTTAGGGTAGATACCGCGAAGCATTTGGATTGCACGTTCAGGTGGAATGTTTGCTCTCGCTAATTCACAGAACTCATCGAACGCTGTGTCGTTTTCGTAGATGTCGTTGTGTTCGCTGACGAGCCATTTTTCCAACGCGTCTACCTGTGACTCAGTTTGTTGGTTTTCAAACTGTTCCAGTTGCTGTTGTACTTGCGTGTACCGTTGTACTGCATCATCCCGATCTTTTGCGGCTTGCTCCATCGATTCACCGTGCGAGCGTACAGCTTTTTCGTGGGCCGCTTCTGCTTCACGCCGTAAAGCACGCAAGGTAGCTTTATGAGCAATCTTTAATTCGTCGATCTCACGTTGCTTCTCAACCATTGGGTTGATGTCGCCATTAAGCCAACGTTGAACACGAAGTTCTTGGTCACGAACCTCTTTAAGCATTTCATCGGCTTCACGTCGTTGTTTCGCTAACTCTTGGTATTTACCTGTGTAGCCGCGTTGCCAGTTTTGATACTTATCTTCGACACCCTTTAAGATTGCGTCTCGTTGAGTTTCATTGAGACCATGAAGCCAATCGGCAGATCGAAGACTTTCAAACTCCCCGTTCCAGTCAAAGACTTCAGGGACGTCAACTTCTTCTTCAACTTCGACTGGAGTGACATCTTCAATTGTATCTGCGGCCACATCCACAGGCTCAGAGGCACTTGTTTCAACTTCAGCCTCGCTGCCCCCTTCGGGTGCAGCTTCGGCAGATACGGTCTCAACCGCCTCATTATCTTCGTTCCACATTTATTACATACCTCCTGGTGGCATCATTTCGGGTGCCATTCCTTCAGCCGCCATTCCTTCAGCCGCACCCATCATAGGTGCTTCAGGTTCTGGCTGGTTTTCCATGCTTCGCGCCGCAATGACTTCGAGTTGCATTAGAATATCGAAATCTTCTGCGATCATCTTTGCCAAGTCGGCGGGTGTTTTGTTCTTAGTTGATTCTAATTCTTGCGCAGCAGCAAAAAGCATTTCAGCGCGTTCGGCGGTGACACCCAAAGTTTCCTCAAGGGGAGACAAATCTTGCTGTATACCTTGAGCTTCTTGTTCTCCCTCAGGCTGCGCGCCTTCACCTTCATTTATATCGCCAAGCGCTGAGTCCAACTGACCAATCAGCTCGTCAACTCTTGCTTTATCGCCCTGCATTTGAGCCATGTTTTCGTCCTGCATCATGCCAGGTTCAGCCTCGGCAGGTTTTTTCATTTGATCTTCAGCGGCCATGAGTGCTCCTACGCGGCATTGTACCGCTATGGTTTAGTGTAATTCAAGTGATTCTGCAACATCAAGGTCGGGGTCAGCTAGTTCAAACGCGGCGTCGACTCCAATCGCCCGAATAAACTTGTTTGGGAGTGACCGACGTTCCCCTGATGTCCGATCTTCATAAACAACTGAGTCTCTTATCGTGTCTTCTTTTACACGACGAAAGCTGCGCTCAGTTTTATTTGCTTTGTGTTGGGCGTACTCAACCGCTTCAATGTCAGACAATAAATTTTTAAGTGCTGCGCGTGGCATACTATTTCTCCTGAGGTTTTGCGGGAAGACTACCTTCAGCTTTTTTCTGTTTGTATGCCGTGTTGATTTCTTTTAGCATTTGATCATCGCAACTACGAGCCTTCTTTCTCTTCCAACTGTTGTGTCGAATTGTATCAAGTCTATCAGCTTTTTGTGCGTGTGTTTCTTCTTGGATGTTTACTCGTTTACCTGGAAATCTTTTTTCTATGGTAGCGATGCAACGGTCGTAGTCTTCTTTGGTTTCTGCTTTGCCGAGTACGCCAAAGTCGACTGCGGCGAATGAACCTGGTCCTTGGCCGTGGATCGCAAAACTAAATCCGCGAAAACTCATCTTGCGTTCGCTGCCGCATTTCGGACAATCATCGGGTCCATCGGCTCGTTTGTACATGGCTTCGTGTTCAAAGTAATCGCAGCCCGTACACTCTACGTTGTTGATTATGTAACTCATTTACCCTACTTTTTGATTGTAGCTTCAACAGCCTTTTTGGCTCTTTTAGCGCGCCGCCGATTCCTAAATTTAGTAATCACTTCTCCGGTCGGGCTCACTTCTGCGCGCTTGTATTTCATGCCCCCACCAAATGTGCTGATACCCACACGACCTGACTTACCGCCATCATCATCACTAACTAACAGTACATCCTCAGACTGTTTGCCTCTACGACCACCGCCTGTTTGTTTGCGGTATGAGATGTCACGGCCACCTGCTTCAGGTACGTTGGTTTGTGTTCCCTGTTGTGTGACTCGATTAACGGATCTTTTTTTGTTTCCCGTGCGTTGTTCGGTTGTGACTGTGTCATCTATTTTTATTTTACTCATGCCGTCCCTGACCTGTTTTTATCTTTGTGGAGTTCGTGTTTGGCGAATTGTTCACCCTTCGCCGTCGCTGCTCGCTTTTTGCGGTTGGCTTTCCTAAGTTTTTTCCGACCTTCGCGAGATGCTTTAAGAGCCTTAATCGTTTTTTCCGGTGCGTATACTTCGCCCGTTTCGCTGCTTTTCTTGCCTGAGGGGGTTCGCCATTTCTGCTTACCCCATGTTTTCAACGCTTTTTGAACTTTTTTAAGAGCCATCACGTATATCCCCCGCCAGCAGCCTTGTACTGTTTGGCGAGCATCTGAGCTTTTCGTGCCGACCATTGCCCTGGTCTACCGCCCTTGTTTCCAGCTTTAATTTTGTTGAACAAACGTTTACGCATCGTAGGCTTGGTGTAGTTACCTGCCTCGTTTACGCGGCTCTTTCCTTTTTTACGTGCTTTGACGGCTTTGCGTAACTTCGAACGTTTTGCTTTTCGTTTATCGGCCATTACCATTTCACCTTGTCAGCCCAGTAAGCGGCACTCATTTTACCCTTGGCAATGTTTTTTGCGTGGCGAGACTTAAAGCTTTTCCGCTTTTTCTTCATCCGGTCGCCTTCACCTTTCTTTGGCTTACCCGCTGTGCTTGCGCCCTGCTCGCCAAACCGAATCAACTTGAGTCGGCTACCCTCTTGGGCCAATACGATGTGACTTTTCTTTGGGTGATCGGGTGTGCGCTTTGTTTTATTGACGCCACTCAAACGGTGTTTTTTTAGTAGTGCCGCTTTACGCAGTTTGTCTCGTTTTGAAAGTGCCACGCCTCACTCCTACACTACTCTCTAATTGGTGCGCCACCGCCACCAGGTAGGGCGTCTTCTGTTGGAGCCTCGCCCTGTTCACCGGCTTTCTGTTGTGCAATAGCCAAGACCATTTCTTCAGCCTCTTCAGGCGGTAACTGAGCCAGCACTTGCTGAAGTTGTGCGGCTTCCTGCGCCTCCATCGCGGGCCTACCTGCTGCAGCACCACCAAGACTGGCCTGCTGTTGAGCCATCATCATCTGCTGTTCTTGCGCTGCTGCCGCTTGTTGTTGTGCCAACAACTCTGCTTCGGGTACAAGTATGCGGCTTGGTAGTCCAAGGTTTCCGAGGATTTCTTCCGTCAGCCGCCGCACATCGACGTTCTGGTTCTGAGACAGGAATGGCAACATTTGAATCAATGTTTCGGCCATCATTCCAGGGTTACGTCTAATTGGGTTGTGTCCTACCATTCTGAAATCGACATCAATTTCAATCAGATCTTTATGACTCAACTCTTCCCACTTACTGCTACCTGAAATGCGAATAAGACGTGAGTCTTTCATGTATTTCTTGCACAGATAGAAAACTTTCTTTGCGACATCTTCGAGGGCGTCGTTCAAGTGCCCTTCGCGAGTGGCAAGTCGGGTGCGCAGTTGAGCATCGATGATTGCCATTTCAGTTGCCGTCCGTGCTCCAGCAACCTGACCCCGAGCAGCCTCAGCCAAGGCAGAGATAAATGCGGCATCGTCTTCTTGGCGCGCAATAAATTCTTTGACTCCAGCAGGACTGCTTGGAATGGGCATTTCATAGAACAATGTCGCAAGACTTCGAAGCGCGTCACTATTCGAAGGATTGATACCTACGTATGACCCGGCTGCAGCCTCAACAGCTTTGTTCAGGTTTTCCTCTGTGATTCGACCTGAGTCATACATGACGCGGGGGATCTGCAGATATGTAATCTGCTTCATGTGCGTAAGTAAATCGTTGATGGTCTCTTGCTGTTTCAACACCAATTGAACTTCGCTTAGTCCGGTGCAATCAATCCCAGATTGATTGAGTGTGAACATCGAATACGGCACGTAGTCAATCTTGTCTTCAAAGACGATTGAGTCAGCCTGTTTGATGTAGTGTTGTGTCAGACCTCGTTCACGATCGTAGTATTCGTAGACAGTGACCCAACGGAACGCATCGCGTACGTGGTTCGTTTTATCGCGTTGGTTCTCGTCCAGTAACCACTTCGGGTACCTGTCGGGCTTGACCTCTTTAGCCAACTCCGATTTATACTGACCTGACTTTACGCGAGACTTAAATTCGTCGAATGAAATAACTGTGGCTTCAATCCAGTATCTAATATCGTCTGGATCTCTAACAGTGAGATCGAAGAATATGCTTGATGGATTAATCGCACGAATGATTGGGATGTCTTTCTTGGCGTCCCAACCCGTTTTGAAGATTCCGCGCTTACACAGAACCGCATCAATCAGTGTTGTTGCAGCTTTACGTCTGAATCGATTGCTTTCGAAAACGTACTCAATCAATCCTGTGACTGCGGGTGCTGCGTTCTCTGATACGGGCGTTCGCGCTACAGCACCCACGGATGGGTTTGGTCCGAGCAGTGCACTGACGGCTGTGTCTGCGATAGCGTAAATTAAATTCTTTGAGCAAAGATAAGAAGAGTCACTAAGACCTTGAATATCGCTATCACTACTGGAATAGAAGTTACCTCGATAAAAGCGCCTCGCTTTATCGAAGTCCTTCTTTTCGGCGCGCTTGTAGTAATCCAGGTGCCGATCGATCAATTTTGACAGCTTCGAGGCCATAATCAGTTCTTACTCTTATCCAGTTACTGGCGGCATATCGAATTTAGGCTTGGTCAATTCCTTCAATTTCTTTCGGTCTTCTGCTTCTTTTTCTTTGTCGACAGCAGACACTTCTTTTTTCTCGGTAGCAGGCACTTCTTTTTTCTCGGTCTCTTTGCCCGACTCAAGCTCTTTTTTCTGCTCTTCTGGGCTTAAAGCTTTCTTGCGCTCGGCTTCAGCCTTGTCTTTTTTTGCGGCTGCTTTTTTTGCCGTGTCCATTGCTTGCTTAAAATCTGCGGGTTCAGCCATGTTATTTCCATATTTGTGATGCGGGTTTGAAGGGAGTTTTAGAGGCTCTTATTTTTTGCGACTTAATTCTGTCGAGTTGTTTGATAGTAACCTGTCCCGGTAAGTACTCGGATTCTACAACAGATCGTTGCTGTGTGAAATGTCTCTTTGCTAAAATATCTGCAGCCATAACCGCTGTTCTTGCGCGGTCAAAGTGGTGTACAGTTCCGTCCTCTCCACGAACACGCTTTTTACGTGTGCCGTCATAGTTGAGTAGTTGGTGTAACATACCACGACTTCGGATGCTTAAATCCCTTTCGCGGAGCATTTGCACGAGTCTTGCTTCAGCTTCTTGTAGTCGTTTCTGTGTGGCGTACCATCCTGGGTGGTTGCTATCGGTCCACAAAAGGTTTCGTGTTCCTTGGTCTTTTAGTATTGCGATACATGCTGTTGCATTTGATTCCACCGCCAGGAGGGCTCCCAAGTATCGCTTTTGTACGGTCTTCAGTCGTTGCGCAAACTTATCTGGAGCTTCGCGATCCTCCCAGAATGCGATCTCTTTCCATTCTAAGGCATCCCACACAGTAAGCGCCGACTTGTCACCAGTACTTCCGAAGCCTGCCGGGTCGGCTGTGACTATGTATTTATGGCCGGGTTTTGGTGGTTCAAATTCATGGCATCCATATGAACCTAACGATGGTTCCTGGTCGGCTACGTCGAGTAGTGGTTTCAGAATCTCTGCGGGCATGACGGGGTTTGTGCTACCAAGCCAGCCATCGTATGCATCAGATGGATACTTACAGGAAAACAGACGTGTATCACCGACAAATTCTGTGTTTAATCCTCGTCGTCTGAATGCAAGATTGTGCGCGTTCATTCCTGGATGACGACTCAGGTACTCCAATTCACTTGACGTGGGCTTAAATGTTTCATCTTTTTCTTGGCAACTTTCATCCTCCCACCACTCCAAAAACAGTGGGTGAAATCGACTGTTGCCCTCCAAGGCTGAGCGCCACATTTGTTCGTGATGTGATCCGGCTCGACCAGGGGTAGACTCTAAAATAACTTTTGCGTTTGGTCGTTTGTTTACCGTCGGGAAAATATTGATCGCAGCCTTTCGCTGCCATTGAGCCTCACCGAATTCCGTAATGACCAGACGGTCAATTGACCGACCAATGGCAGGGCTACGACCACCGGCAGTAAGAACTTTAATCCCTCCGCCGTGAATGAATTGCATTTGCGTTGCTCCTGCTTTTCGGCCAGGAGCCAAAGGCATCCGCACGTCGTCAGGTAGACGCTGATAGGCAAAGAGAATCCTTTCGAAGATGTCTTCTGCCGTGTCTTGTCTTTCCGCAATTAGCAGCCCCTTTACGCCACTGAGATACATACAATCTCTAAGAAGCAGCATAACAGAAACAGTAGTAATCTTTGCTTGTCGGAATTTGTTTACCATCAACCAACGGTTTTCATCGTAAGCGCGCAAAAGTTTTTTCTGAGTGTGTGTCGGGTTCATATACCCTGTAGACTCGTCTTCTCTGACGATCTGACACATCGAAACAAATGACTCAGGCGTTGAAAACAAAGCACGTACTTTGCCGTCATGTATTCCAGGTGCGGTCGCGTAATCAGCACCAGAAGATTTAGATTTTTTGCGCTTTTTATTTCGTGCGGTATTTGTTGCCATATCGGTATTGTATCATGCACCGTCAAATCTGCCGAGGTTGCACGGTTAGGATAAAAGTTTACAAATATAAAATCCGTACCTTGCAACACTTTATTGTGTGTTGTATACAGAAAGAGCACCCAAGTTAGATGTGTCGGGTAGCCTTTGGGTCCGACTTAAGCATCACGGGCAGGCGAAAAGTGTTTTTATTCTAATTATTTCTAAGCGAGAACAAAATGACTATCAGTACTGAATTGCTGAATACTACGTTCGCGGATCTCCGTGGGCCTCTGGTAAATTCGTTTGTTCGTAGCAATGAGCTGTTCGAAGCACTTAACTCGAAAGCACGTATGCCCATGGAAGGCGGAACAAAGATTGAACGTTCCTTTTCCGGTGGTGCACCTGCTCGTGGTGTTGGTGTCTACGTCGGTGACGAGCTACTGAACATGACCCGTCGTCAACAAATCCGTAAGTTCGAAGTTGAGCCCCATCGTATCGTTATGGCAATCAACATTCCCAAGCGGGAACTGAACCAAAACAGCGGAAAGTTGGCGGTTATCCGACTCATCGAAGAGTATCCTCAAACCGCAATGGAAGCTGCTAAGGCTGACTTGAACAAATTCCTTCTCACTGGTGTGAGTCGTGGACTTGCTTTCAACACGTCTGAACTTCTGGGTATGTTGACACTCAACGGTCGTCATACCTCTGGTATTGGCGCTGGTGTAAGCGACGGTCTTCTTGACTTTATTGCACCCGCTTCTCAGACTGACACTGTTCAATCGGTGGCCAAGAGCAGCAGCTACTTCCACTTCAACCAGTACAACGACATTGGTCTTTTTAGTTCCGATGGAATGACGCAACTTCGCAAGACCTACCGTCAGTGTTCGCACTATGCCGGTGGCGTTGGTAAGGGTCCAGACATGATTATCATGGATGATGACACCTACACAAACTTCGAAGACGAGCGCAGCCAAAATGTCCGCGTGACACTTGTTGATGACAAGGTTGACAAGAGCAACACCCTGGGTCTTAACCTTGGTCTTGCTTCTGTTACTTCGTCAATCGACTTGGATCGCACAGACACGACTGCTTTCGGTTCCCTGACTCCTGAGTCAGGTGGCGTCACCTACATGCTCAACACGGACTACATCGAGTTCCCAATGCTTGAAGCCCCGAACATCTCGGAATTCAAGGAGCGGGTTGGCGATCAAGACGTGGTAACTGCTATCTTCGCAATGCAAGGCAACATGATCTGCACTAAGCTTCCGGCTCAGGGTTGTGTGTCTGGCGGTGCGGCTTAAGGAGGTACATTATGGCATATGGAAATCAATTCAAGGCTACGCCTATCAGCAGCATTACGACTGCGGATACCGCTCAACTTTATCCACTGGGTTCAACTTATCTTGAGCCAGCGGATGAGGTAGTTGCGAACGACAGCTCTCATGAGGGTGATCGTTTGTGGGTATACGTTAAGGGTGGTTCTGGTGGCATCACCACACAATCAGTAGTTGCTCGCGCTACGGGCACTTCTCCGTTTACGGGGATTATTGGTGTCGCAGCTAACACTGCAGTTGAGGTTATTGGCGTCTCAACGTATGCGATTGCTGCTGACTCTTATGGTTGGGTTATTCGTCGCGGCTGTGCCGAGGCTGATGGTAATTCTGTTACTCAAGGAGTAGACATTGTACCTGCGGCTGATGGCGAGGTTAACGACACTGGCGGTGCCGGTGCTGAAGACCACATTATCGGTACAGCGTTGGATGCTGCGTCTGGGGCTGTTGGGACGGTGTTTCTAACACTCGCGTAGTACCTACTTCGTGATACACTTAGGGGGCGTGGCTTTCGGGCTCCGCCCCCTTCGTCTTTTGGAGGCTCTGTGGACACTTCGTTAAAGTCACTACGCGAAAAACTATATGCTCTACGCGCGTGGGATTCATCCGGCAGAACACAGGATGACCGTATTCGACAAGCCTTGAATATTGCGCTTGACCGTTTAGCTGGAGAGGTTCCTGAGGCGTTGGTTCCCGACGAGGAACATGTCGTCTTGATGCCTGATATTGTCAGCACTGATGCTTCGGTCGCGGCTATTGCAAAAATGGCTGGTAGTTTAGACATTGGCGCGACTACAAGCTTTGCGCGCAGCTCGGCTGATTTCTACGACACTCGTGTGATTGAGTTTTTTGATACTGCTGGAGTGCCGATTAAAGCGACGACAAGCGCGACGACGTGGACGCCTCACACTACAGGTGAGTTCGACGGCATGATGCATATTGAGTTGACGAACAAATTAACGGGTTCAATTCAAAGACGTCAGTGCGTAGAGTTTTGGACTACAAATGTGGGTCACGATTATGGTGACGGTAATCCAGTAGATGTTTTGCGGTACCGAGTAACGTTAGATCGGCCGTTAAATTTACCTATTGCGGGTAGTACACTTGAGTCGTACGACTTTCGGATTTATCAACCTGAATTTTTTGTCCGAGATGACGTGATGGAGGTTTTAGAGCCCGCAGTGGTTTACGACGGTAGTCGTCAGCAGGTGTGGAAAATTGATACTGCTGGGGCCAGCCGTCAAGACATGATCGATTATCAAGGCAATTCTAAAGGTCGGCCCTACAGATGCTTTAGGGGTAGGCATTTTCAGCTTCAAGCGCCGACTGAGGCACCTAAAGCTACTGTGGCACGTGCGACGACTTTTGTTGATATTAATCGAGGTGACGGTGTGTACGATCCTAATACGGGTGTAGTTTCGTTTCCCGATAAGCCCGACACCGAAACTACCGTACCTAATATTGCTAAGTGGTCAGATAGGCACGCTTTGCCGAGGGGTAAGTTTGCGATCTGCTACACCTATGTTTGGGGCCGAAGAGAGTTTGAGTGGCAGAAAGCTCCTGGCGTAACGCCCGGTTCGTATGAAAATCTTATGGATTTTGGGGGTACGACATCATCTGATGGTGACGCGGATTTAATCTGGTCTTACGCGCAAGAGTTAGATCATAAAGCTTACGACCCGACTGATTCGACTGAGCATGCACCGGATGATAACCTTCGCTATTCTGGCATACCTGATCCTCAGTTTGAGAGTGCACCGTCACCGATTACAATCGTAGACAATACGATCAATTCAAACGAAATAGGTGCGGGGATCTTACTGGAGGCAACAAATATTGATGCCATGTTAGGTTTTGGTGACGACAAGTATCATCGGTTTAAGCACAGCGGTATCCGCATTCGGTACTATGTGGCTCAATTAGACAACGAAACGTCGGATGGTCTTGTTCCTGGTGGTACGAGGTACTCAAATGTTGAAACAAACAACCGATTTTATCTGTTGTGTGAAGTGGAGCCTAATTACAATTTTTGGATTGACGACCCTCGTGCTGGAGCTGGTGAGCCCGTAATAACGGAAGGTTATTTTAGTGATAGCCAGATAAAGTATTGGCAGACTACGGTGGGTGGTGCTCGGGTTATGTGGAACGGCCATCAGTTGTATGATTACTATCGCCCCCTGCGCCACAGTACGGGGTACTATGCGTGGAAAGTTTTTCCGCATCAAGACACGCGCTATGAATTAGACCTTCGAGTTTTGCGTCTACCAGAAAAATTTATCGACGATCAAGATACGGCACCTATTCAACGCGACGTAGTTTCAGCCTTGATCGAGTTAGCTCTGTACTACATTAGCTTGAACGATGGTAACGATCAGACAAGTGCTCAGGCGCATTTGAATCGTTACCAAGAGTTGGTAAAGGTATTCCGTGAACGGTATGCTAATCCTGGCGGAATTGTCGAACCTGTTCCATTTACGGGTTACCGTGCACGTAACCGCTATGGTACATTTGGCTCGACGCCACTAGATGATTAATCAATGGCTTGGCTCCCGTAAGGGAAGAACAACAAAGAGGAAACTATGTCCGAAGATAACAAATTTTATTCAACCCTTTCAGCCCTCCCACGATGTGCGGTTGGTACTCGTGTGTACCGTAAGAACCTTGTGGGTCAGTACGAAGAGGCGATGATCGTCTCGATCTTGTCGTCCTCAGCAACATCTGATGACTGGTCGGGTACGATCATGACCAAAAACGGTATTGAATTTATCAGTGGTCATGTGGAGCATCGTACAGTTTATGATTGGATGCCTGTGGGTTGGACCTACGACGAGGATCGTGTCGGTTGGGTTCCGCCGAAATCTATTCTTCGTGACGACTCGAAAGATGCAGTTATCGAAGATCCGGCGCAAGCGGTCATTGATGCTAAGTCTACCGTTTTTGTTATTCCTGCTCCTTGGGAGAACGAAAAATACATGTCTTGGCAATCGCGGGTTCTTAAGTCTGTCCCTGCGCTGAAAGACGTTGGTTCGATTAAGAGTAAGTTGTCGAATTCTTGGAAGAGTAAAGAATACGAAATCACTGTATAACTGAGAGGTCGCGGTGTCTGGACCCGCAGAACAAACAACAAACGCCGTGATCATCCCCCCAGGTGAGGGGCGCAGGATATTTTCTCCTGTTCCCCTTGCTTGGTCAGTCGAGAATCTTGAGACTGATAATGACGATTCCCTAAAAAGTGTCGTAGGGCCTTCGATTGTTCGAATAAAAACTACGTATGAGAACCAAGGAAGTTTTGGTGCGACTGCAGCCCCTGTAGATGGTGTCGTTGCAACAGATCGTGAAGTTGTAAACCGCTTTTTTAAAACTTCCCGACCTCATAGTGTGTTTTACGCGAATCTACACAGTGGTTCTGTCGAGACCTTGCTGTTTCGGTTTGGTGGAAATTTGTATCGTTTTTTGGGCGAACCCCAAAAAGAAGACGAGATTATAGAGACTGGCTTGTCATCCGTATCGTCTCCGAGATTTCCGGATCAATATTTGGTGATGAACAACCAGATTATTTTTACTAATGGTGTAGATCGCGCACGAGTTATTTCATACGACGGTTCCGTGGATTTACTGGGTTATTCTGAGCGACCATCGACGCCAATGGTAAACGGTCCATCTCAACCAGAAGCAAGCGATGCACCGTACTATTTCCCTAACTCAATGGGGTATTCGTTTCCCGGTCGAATTGGAACGCCCGGCGACACATTGACCGGACGTGAAGGCTCACTGTTAGCAGGTCAGTGGTATTACTATTTTCAGTTCGAGGATCGTCACGGTAACCTGTCACCGTTTTCGTACAGTAGTGAATCAGTCTCAACGAAAGCGGCTCAAGCTCAACCATTTACAGCAACGTCTCTTGAGTCTGCGGTACCTTTTGCTCTCGGTGTCTCTGGTGACAAAGATAATCGGCGTAAGCGAATCAACAATGATGGGTCCGAATTAGACGATTTAACGCGTAGGTTTTTGGTCTCGATGAGCGGTGACGCGCCAAAAACAACCGCAGCGGTCAGGATTTATAGGACACCAGACACTCAACACGTTGACAACATGCCACGTTTTTTGGCTCGTGTACCTGGTTCAGTGCCGTTTACGTTTGATGATAACTATGCCGATAGTGAGCTAAGTTTTCCGTGGCAAGAGACCGTAGCTACGCCCGTATTTAAGACGATGTGCATTCATCAGGGTCGGCTGATTGTGGCTAACATTGTAGGTGAGCCCGGCTTAGTTCGTCGCTCTGAGCCTGGATTTGCGGGCACTTTTTTGAAAGACGATTTTATTTACCCTGATGCTGGTGGGGCTGAAATTACTGGGTTGGCGTCACACAATGGTGTCTTATTAGCCTTCACAGAAACCAGCATTTACGCTATTGGCGACGACTTTAATACACCGCAGCCAATTTCGATGGGTGTTGGTTGCATCGCTCCCCGTTCAATTGTTGCGCGGCGGGATGGCACGTTGATGTGGCTTAGTCGTGAAGGCTTTTACGGTATGCGGGAGATGGGCAGCATCGTACGTATGAGCGGTCCTATCGATAAAATTTTCAAAGAGTCGGTAAACGTTGGTCAGTTAAACATGGCAGTTGCCGTCTTTGACACAGAGTCTGGTGAGTATCGATGTGCATTAGCCCCTAAGGGTACGCGTAGGAATGAACTAATGTTTTGTTTTGACGGCAAATATTGGCGTCGTCAGACTTTAGGGATTCACTTAGCGGATATGTCTGTCAGCCCTAATACTTTTCGGTATACCTATGCGATTGGTAATGACTCCAGAGAATTTGATGTATCTCTTAGTATTCCTACTGGTGTGGCTTCAGGTGATTTAAATCGTTTGTTTGTTTTAAACCGGCAAACCTCAGACTGGTTTGCGGGTCCAAGGCGTATTCGGTACCGATCGAATTGGATATATTCGTCCGACTACGGCTTGACTCCGACAAATGTGCGTACGCTATACATTGGTTTGTTAGATGCGTTTGATGGATTTGCTACGGTTCGAATCTATAAAAATGGTTCGTGGGATCCCGTACATGTAATGCGTGATTTAAGAACCGTTGGTGTAGACGACGAATCTAATTTGGTGAATGACATTGCTGAGTCCGCTATTTTCGACAAGTCTAAGTTTCACGCACCCAGGCTTCACTGGAGGCAGGTGCCAGTTGATTTGCAAAACGTAAATTCATGGGCGTTTGAGATCGAAATGATTGGATTTCCAGCACCTTTTCGAGGTGCGGATTTACTGGGTGGCATTGATCGGGGTGGTTCATGGCCAAGCGCTCATCTAAAGAAAGACCTCACCGCGCTGCGCGAGCTTACTAATACATTTAAAGAAAGTAACTTTGTATCTGACGAGGTTACTCAATTTGGTAAGATTAACAAATCGGGTAGTCCTTGGCCTGAGTTGGGTCGAATTCGTATTGTAGCTTTTGCGTTTGATGCTAGCATTGCAACTAAGGGTAATGCTAAGGGTCGGGTACCGCGTAGGAAGGATAGATAATCGTGCCGTACATTTACCCGAAAAGATTTTTGCGTTCGAAAGATTTATTAGACCCTGATTCGTTTCAGTCTGACGTGGACGAAGCCAAAGCTCTATTGGATGAGGGGCTTGATCGGCACAATGTAAAATCTGTGGCGTTCAAAGCTTTAGAGTCTGATGCGACGGTAGGGGTGGCCGAAAATAAGGCACATGTAACAAAAGACGCGTACCATACCTTTCATCATGAACGAGTCGAATGCCGTACTCGGATGGAATATGACGCAGATGTTTTCCGTAACGCACAGACAAACGCGGGAAGAAGAACGCCAAATTTTGTGCGGCCAGATGGATTGACTTTTCGTGATGAAGGTATTGATGAGGGATCAAATCAAGGTAAACCCTACGTCGTACCTCACACAGGTGAGTGGTCAGTCGTTCAAAATAAAGACTTGAGCGGCCCAATGCAGATTACGTTTGAGTCGAAACACAAAGCTAATCTTTGGTTATGCGCTTATCTTCAGTATGTATGGCAAGGATTCTTTGAGTATAAGCCGCCTTGGATTACTGACGATTATGAAGGTTGGCAGCATCAATATGCTTATACCACAGGTGGTGCTACTGATCGAGGGTGGTCTAAGGAGTTTGATCCTGAGGGAGAGCTTTGTGGTGAGGAAGCTGCGGTTTTAAATCGATTTGGCCCATCCGAGGCATGGAAGCATTACCCAAGTGCGACAGCTAGAGGCAGTAGTTTTGCGACAACTAAGCATCCTTACTCGTTTCAATTGAGTGAGATGAACGCTAACGTCGAAGCTGCTTTCCCTAATTTAGGCGGTTACCACCATATTTCGCGTGGTTTTTATCCATGTTTAGTTCAGTTTGCGTTGCGTATTGATGGCGAGATTATTGACGAGACGATTACCGGAAAGCAATTTTCGTACGAAGAATCAGCCCATGGTTTGAAGGTCCAAGACGGCCCGATTTATAATATTGATGACGATGAAGATACTCATGACTTTAGAGGTCAGCGATCTCATTCACGCGACACCCATTACGGAAATACAATAGCTACCAGTACTGCGGGACAAAAGCTTCGGCGGTCTCGGGCAGTAGCTATGGGTCCTGAATGTTTGCCTGTGCGTTTGGGTGCTGTGGTTCCCATTGATCCTGGCAGTCACACAGTAGAGATTGTTGCTCGTCGGTTGTCCAGAAAGAAACACGATTTCCAGACGGGTGATTTTGTCGGTGTGTTTTCTCGTAGGCTTCTGGCTGTTGAGTTACCAACATCAGGTACGGGGTCTCAAAAGACGCAAGATCAAGAAAAACTTGGAATACCGCCGTTTGAGACTGAGCAAATTTTAGACTCGTCTGGATTGAATAGCATCAAAGTCAAGCAAGATCTTTTAGGTTCTTTTTATAACAACATAGAAGCTAGTTCGATTCGACGCAATTCACTGCCAAACACGCACTTACCCAGTAAAATTGTAGTTGCGCGAAGAAAAGCAATTACAACACACCGAGCCAGTACAACTAATCCACTTGTACGTGACAGATCGAGTGCCGTTTTAACGCCACCGTCAAATTTTCAATCTGACGCAAGATTTCCTGGCTTTCTTCGAGGTGATTCGGCCCTGAATAAACTTACTCACCGTGCTGGGGGTACGTTTCCTGATGGGTATTCTAACTCTGGTACTTGGCACGATCGCGAAAACAACACTGCTGGCTGGGATTTTGTTAGAAGTGCATCGGAAAACTTATCTATTTCGGGGTCTCGACTTGATGTGACCCGAGGCAAAAATGGACTACTAATTATGGCAGATATTGAGTTACTTCAACTTAATGGTTCTAAAAGCTATAAAGCGACGAACGCTGAAATTTTTGCTTCTGAAAGTTTGAAGCAAATTAGAGAGTATGTTTCAAATATTCATAATGATAAGTACTTAGATTTATTCGCGTACTTTGCAATCGGGTATCGAACCGGTGACACACCTGAGGACTGGGTAATTGCCTCTGCGCCTGGATTTCGTCCGGCGTTAGTTAATTCTTTTAACTGGGTCAATCGATCCAAAAACTTTTGTGCCGAAGTCGGTAATAATTTATCTATTAGTAAATTTATTTCTGCTGATGAAACGTATGGAACTGGTGCAAGCGACCAAGGCTTTATAATTCATAAGGGAGACGGTGAGGTTGATCGACGGGGCGGTAACAGTAAGGCCAGCGGTTACGGAATCAATATCCCTTTGATGGCTTTTATCGACGAGACAACGACGATTAAAGAAATCGCAGTTTTTGCTTGTACGACATTTCCTACAATTTGGGATTCGCATCATGCTAAGTATGGTGACGATACAAGTACAAGCACGAGAGAAGTTAGAATTGCAGGTTCTGCTACTTCTAAGCACACGACTGAAACATGGAAGTCTCCCGTAGGTGGTCGAGGTATTCTCGATGGTGTGAAAGTTATGTGGGGCGACTGCAGTTTATCCGTAATGAAATTTAATTTGTGAGTCTGTTGTGCCGTACATTAATATTTTTGACTACCCTGGACCTAAGTTTTTAAGTCGACCAATCAGTCATCCGAAAGAGCAATATAACAGAAACGTACATTCTCATTGGTCAGAAAGGAATGCGGGCAATGGGATCTATAGCTCAGCAAACGGTGAGTTAGACAAAACAAATTTAAGAAGCAGTTTTAAGCTGACTCAAAATGAAGTAATGCTTGAGCAGGCTGCATTGGCTCGAATGGAGCATATGCGTAAGAGCAACACTATTTATAGCCGTAATGCAGGTAATACAACGACTGTGGATCCGTATGGTCCGTCAGATGCTGGAGACTACTTTAATGTGCCTGGGCTATCTTTGCGCTGGTATCAGCCGTACGATGCTAGCTGCGGCATTGGTCAGTGGAGTTTCTTTCTCAGTTGGAATAACTGGATGGGTCGATTTAGGGACATGCTCTACAATAATTGGACTCAGGGAGTATTTACTGAGATTAGCCTTCGATGCGTTATGGACGGAGAAGTTATTGTCGGCACAAATCGAAGGTTAGGCGAAAACTTTTTTCACCCTGTCTCGCCTGGAGGGCCGTCACCTTTCACGTATTACGACGGTCCTGGTATGGTTGTGTATGATGTGACTTCTGGTGCAGACTATACCGACACGGCAAAAGATACCGCCGCAGGTAATCCTAAGTACGCGTTTCCTGAGGCTCATTCAGCCTGTCATTTTGACATGCACTACTTGATGGACTCATCTGTGTTAACTCGTGGGTATCACGAGATTTCCGTTCAGTGCGCTATTCGAGCGTGTCGTGATGAGAACGGGGAAAAACCGGCACCTGTTTTTTTGCAGAATGTCGGGAAAGAAATAAAAATTAAAGACACAGGCAGTAAACGTTACAAGCAGCGGGGGCATTTTACTTTGATGGGTAAGGTGTCGTTTGGTGTGCGTAATGCTCGCGTAGTGTCTTTTCTTTAATTTCGCGCTATACTTTCACCGGAGATTTCCATGCATTTGTTAATTCCTAAATTGACACCGATGCAGTTGGTTTCGTACTTTAGTGCTTTGATCATCTGCTGGGTTTACGGTGACGGTACTACGTCTGAAGTACTCTACGCGATTGATCCAGTTACAGCGGGTATATTACTGTTTGGGTCTGCGGCTGCTAGCGCGGCCCCTAAAATTATTGAGGGCATTCAAGCTAAGCGGGCGCTGAAAAGGGCAGAAGACAGTCCGGAAGCAAAGGCGCTGCGTAGAGTAGAAAGGCAGGCACGTAGAAGACTCAAGAAGGGTCAGTATGGCTTAACCGAGGCAGAAAAACGCAGTCAGGGCCTTGAGGGTGCTTTAGAGTTTACCGGTCAGTTGGGTAAGTTAGAAGCTGATGCTAAGCGCGGTGGTGGTGGGCAATCCGCGAAGGATAAACGTAATCTTCTGAAGACAATCGTTAGCGGCACCAAAGACTTTATGACAAAACGCCGAGGTGGCGTTGAGCAACTTTCGGCAAACATTGCTGCGGGTGAGAAGGCTAAGGACGAAGCTACAGTGGCCAGCGCCGCCGCAAACAAGTATGCACGCGAGCAGGGATTAGCCGCAGCGAACACGGCGCTTCAATCGGGTATTGCAACTGGAGTTGGTACAGGTATTTCTATGGGTTCGCAAGCCGCAGGTGCGGGGTTGTTCCAGAAACCGGATACAACGGCTCAAGTGGATGCAATCGCGCAGAATATTAACAACAGATCTCAACCGACGGCAGTAGGCACACCGCAGCCGGCAGGTCAAGCGACCAACCAACCTACATAGGATTCACGATGTCAAATGGACTTGCGTCAGGTACTCTGGAAGGATTGAAAGCTGCCAGGGCTCGGTATCAAACCGCTACAATGGGTGGTGGTACGAAGTCGTCGTTTAATATTGAACTTGGTGAATTAGAAAAAGAAGTCATCGAACTTATCGACAAGATCGAAAAGGGTATTGCGACTGAGGCAGATAAACGTCGGGCTGAAAGCGTAAAGAATCAGCTTGAGTATCGATCTCAAGAGTTAGATTTTACCGCTAAGATGTACGAATCTCGCAGTAAGAATGTCAGGGCACAACTTGACGCGAGAACAAAGATTTTGGTCGCACGAGAAACTGCTGAGCGTCGATACAACGAAAAGGTTCGGACTACCGACTCGAAACTCTTGGTCCAGGTCGAAACAAAATTGGGGGGTATGAAAGGCCAGGACGCCGTTGTAGCCGTGTTCGACTCACTGATTGAGCCTGCAGTCCTGGCGGGTGAAGTTGATAAACCAAAGATTGCGCCCGATGATCCTAAGTATGGTGCTACTTTGGCGTCGATTATGTCGTCTCTAAACAGGCATAATAAAGCAAATATCTTTGTTATCGACCCCCGCACAAAACTTGTGGACATCACCAAGACAAAAAACAATCTGTCTAGCCCGAAACTAAAGATTACGAGTGACGAAGAGGTCGGTAAGATTGAGCGATGGCTTCAGTATTACAACGCAAGTCGTAGACGTCGAAACCTTCACGAAGGCGACATGGCGAGGCTCATTCAAGAATCTCAACGAAAGGTCAACGCGGCTGGAGCCTTGCTTGATGCGGGCGATGAAGACAAGGCGAAGATTCTTCTGAACGAGTTTGATGAACTGGATCAACAGCGTGCGGCACTGTACTCAGGGTTCCATTCAATCAAAGCGAAATCGGATCTTGATGAGATCGTAGCCGAGAGTCGTAAGCGTTCTGGATCTTTGCAGTCCGCGAAAGACTTATTGACTGCGATTCAAACCGAGCGCGGTGCTGGCGGTCTGGCGTCGTACAAGCGTAATATTGCGAAGGCTATTGCAAATCCCAACTTTCGTGCGTGGGCGGCTGACTATGGTTGGGATCGATTGGGCCAGGTGCAGCGTGACGCTGACGGCAATCTTGACCTGACTACTTATGTTCAGGGCGGTGATGACTATGCAGCCTTGCTTGCGTGGGGCAAACAATCCGGTCGTCGGGCAGGTAACTACGGTACAAAGCGTATACGAACCGGGGAAGTACTTCGAGTTGAGTTGCGTGATGGTACCATCGTTACTGGTGCACGTTTGAAGCGGCACTCGGCAGATCCTTTGGGTGCTATCCGCATTGTTCAGCCCGATGGCGCACGTTTGCTTTTGCCTGAAGAGGTAAGTCAGGCGATTTATTTGCAGCGACCGACACCGGACCCGACTCGAATTGATCGTAGAGCGCAACGCATTTATGAGAAAGAAAAAGATCAATACATGTCGTTGGAGGTGGATGCTCTTCGTCGAGGTGATTTTGAAGACCGAGCCGATTTGTATCAGAATGAAGAGGGTCAGTTTGCGGTCAATGAAGCGGGCGAGTACTTAAATCGTACTCAGGTGTCCGAGTTGCGATCTGCGACCTACAATGCATCTGGGTATCATGTGCTTCGGGACGATGAGTCTAAAGCCATGTTTGTCGTCGCTGCGGAAGGAAACGTATTTCCGATGGCCGACGATCTTAGTTTGGGTGAGCAGCTTACTGCTGAGCAAGCCAAAGTAGTGCTCGAAAAGTTACCAACGTCAGATACGAGTAGACTTCTTGTACCGACGGATCGTGGCGGGTATCGCTCGTTTACAGCGGCAGAAATGGCCAGTGCAATCCAAGCAGGCAAAATGCCAAAAGAACTGCAGGTCTTCGGTTATATGGAGCCGGAACAAAAGACTACGGCCGCTGCGAATATGCAGTTAGAGTCTGAGGCGTTGACCGACAGTGATCTTGGCTTAGGGTTTGGTGATGGACCAACAGGCATTGATCCCACAGTCTTGGGTAAGGGTCAGGGCGAAACCGGTATCTTTTTCCGCGACCTGGTCGAGGGTGAAGACTTCCCACTTCCCGACGAGGATCCTCCTGAGACGCCTGTTGAGCAGGCTGTTCGGGAGACTGTCGAGGAAACATTAGAACTGAAGGGTTCCGATAAACGTGTGATGGATCGATTCGTTACATTCTCTGCGGCAGACCGCGCAACATTTCCTGATCTTGAGGCGGCGCTCGATGCTCAAATTGCGGCAGGTACACGGGAACCACCAGCCGACTATGTTGCTCCTAGAGAAAGGCTGCCTCCATTGCAGCCGGGTAATCGATGGCAAGTTGATTGGAGGGGTGCGCAGAGAACGGCTGTTTTGTTGCCTGATGGTAAGATTGCTATTTATTCTGCGGCTGATTACGAAGGCGATCATGCCGCTGCCTTTGAAGATATGCAACGGTCACCTAACGAAAGAAGAGTTACTGGTGGTGAGATGGCGCTGACCTCCCCTGAGTTTCCCTCTGGTCAGGGTTTAATCGAACAAAGTGGTCGACGTTACGAAGCACCAGAGTCTACACCGAAAGATGAGCGCAAAGAGAAACGCGAGAAAAAGAAAGAAGAGGCCAAGACCAAGCAGGCGGCTGATGTAGCGGCAGAGGTCACAGGTGATGCACCACCACCAAAAACTGATGACATCGCAGGCAGCATGTCATTCGTCACGCAGGGCTTGGACGCCTTCATACCTGGAACGACGGTAGATTCAAGTCCGAGGCGCGGACAAGACCAGAGCAAACCGGGTGATCTTGATGTCGGTGAGGTCAATGTTGATTTAGACAAAACCATTGAGGCTGTGCAGGGTGTTGTCCGTCCGAAGACGGCTCAGCCAATGTCGGATGACGCTTTAGACGATCTCGCTGCGGATCAAGCACCAGAACCTGCGGCTCAACCGGCGTCTGCTTCGAGAGGTATGAACGTCGATGCGGGTGCGATGAAAGGCCTGGATAAAGCAGGTAAAATTTTGCGTGGGTTGTTTAAGAGGCGAAAGAAAAAGAAAACTGATGAACCAGAAGAAACGCCTGACACAACGAATGATGCTGCGTCGGACTCAACTGTGTCGATGGGTCAGACACCGACGGGCAACGCAAAAATTTATGAGGCTCCTGATACTGACCCACTGAAGGATAAAGAAGATGACGACACAACCGAAATCGCTTGATGTCAAAAAAGGTCTGAACGACCAAGATGATGAAGTTCGTAATATTAAACCGGCGAAAGCTAAGGTTAAGCCAGACCAAAAAGATTTTGTGCAGCCCGAAGAGGCTAAAGCTAAAAATGCCTTGTCGCCTGAGGAAGCCAAAGCTGAGGACGCGGAGGCCCGAGCGGATTTGGTTGGTGAAGATCAAAAGAAAAAACGTAGTAAGCTGTCAAAATTGTTTCGACCTAAAACGTCTGACGCTGAGTACACCAAAAAGGTCGCGGCTCGCAAGACACGAAAAACAAATAAACAAGTAGAAAGACAGAAGAAGTTTGTGAAGAACCAGCCACGTCTGAAGTCGATGGGAAAAATCTTAGCTCCACCATCATCAGACGGCTCAACTCAAGGTACTTCAGGTACTCGCTATTCTCCAGAGGGTGGTGCGACTGATCGTGCGTTTCAAAACATTATAAACACGCTGACAATGCGTAGATCGTCGGGGGGTTAAAATGTCAATAGGTGCTGTAGCTTCGGGGGCCAAAGCAACCGCTGAAGTTCTTACGCAAGGTTCAACCCCGGCTGCTGGTTCAACCCCGGCTGCTGGTTCAACCCCGGCTGCTGGTTCAACCCCGGCTGCTGGTTCAACCCCGGCTGCTGATTCAACCTCGGTTAAAAAAGCTGGGACTAAATCATCGGGTCGCCCTAAAAGACAACCTGCGTCGGTTAGAAAACGTGACAGTTTAAGAGAGTTACCCTCGTTCCCTAAATTTGTTGAAGGTACGAGAGAGTCAGGTGGTCCAGTTGTTTTGGGTGATAGATTAGATCAAATCTTACGACCCGTGAAAAGTTTTGCTTCTGATGCGAATGAAATATATAAACGTGGGGTTGAGTTTAATGTCGATTTGTATACGCCACTTGATTCGGGTCAACCTGGTTTTCCTGAACCGTTTTCTGCTTTTGATGAGTCAGGTAGACGTAAGTCAGAATCCAATACGGGTGTGTTTTTTGCGCCTGGTGTTACAGGCAAAGAATTTGAGGGTCAGGGTCCGCTTACAGATCAAGGACAAATTGATAAGATTAACGACGCGTTGGCTCGTGCGTCAGAGGATAGACAAGAGGCGGAAGATCGACTTTCAAACATGGAAAGAACGGGTGCTGACGCGGATAGAATTGCTCAGGGTCGTCGAGATTTGATTCAAGCCCAACAAGTGTATACTCAGTTAGTTAATATCAGAGACAAGACGCTACCGAAGCGACAACGATTGTTGGATCTGTACGGAAAGATGTCGCAGTAACTGGAGTACCCGTGGCCGAAACTACCCCGCAACCTGAATCAACTGAGCCACCTCAACCGTTTGAAGAAACGGAAGAGCAGAAAAAGAAGTTTGATAAGTTAAACACACAGTTAAACCTTACTTCTATTGGAATGATTTTTGCGGCTGAGCGTGATGCAGCATTGTCTATGGACGCTGATCAGGCTGAAGCAAAAATTAATCGCGGTGAGGCAATTGTTGATTTTGACGCGGCACTTAAGATTGCGGAAAGAAAGACAGGTTTGACCCCGACTGAAACCGTTGAGGCTGCGACGTTTCAAAACATTCCGATTCAAGAAATGTTTGTGCGGATCACACAGGCGGGTGAGCCTGTTAGCGACGTCGTTAAGTCATATGAGGCCAAACGCGCGGAAGTTGGTCTGACACCTCAGCAACGTAGAGTAAAAAAACGTCAGTTTAGTATTGCGACACGTGGTATTCAGCGCATCGAGGCTGGCGAAAAAGAACTCGATCCGCAGATAAAAGAGCAAACCTTGACTCGTTTGCGTGGGATGTTTGATCCTGAAAAGCAACCACCAAAAATTTATACTGGTGACGCCGCACTTGGCGAGGCTGAAGATGCTGTAATTAAAATGGGTCAGCCTGGGTACAATCGGATCGAAAAACTTGCGAATCGTATTACTGACCCCGAGATTGCAGACGACCCTGAAAGGGCTCAAATGCTGCGAGACATGTTGGCTGACCTGGGGCCACCTACTACGGGTGCGATGGTCCGAGAAGCGGTCTCTGATAATGCGCTAAACGAAATGTTAGGCAAGCTATCCACGTATGATCTAAACAAGCAATCGACCGATAGGAACATCAAGCGGGGAACTAAAGAATACGAAGACCTTAAAAAGACGGTCTACAAGAACGCTTTATACGAAGCGACACTGCTGAAGACGGCGAATAAGTTTTTCCCTCCCATGTTTGTTTCGTACGACATGATTGACCCCTTGGGTAAGTTTTCTGACCCTGCGTCAGACAGGGACACATCGTGGATTAAAAAGATGGTCGATGCTGCCAGTGAGGTTCGTGTCGAGGTTGTCGGTCTTGATCGCAAGGGTAGCCCTATTTATCGGTTGACCCACCCCACGTGGCACGTTTTTGAGATGGCTGATTCTGCGCAAGCTGCTGTTGCTGGTGTGGTTGAGCGTTTGGCTCGTGGTCCTGAAGATGAGCGCCTGGTGGATGCTTTTGCTGAGGGCGCTTTAGAGGGTGTTCGTAATCGACGGGATTTCCTCAAGGCCGCGATGTCGACTGAGATGGCCTCCAATAGCAAATTGGGTGCTGCGGCTGCTGGTTTTGGTGGATTTGCTGCGGCTATTCTTACTCCTGATCTTTTTATGGGTGCGGCAGCAGTTGCTCGGGCGACGAAAAAAGTTGCTGTTGCCGCAAAAAATGTACGTGCATTTAAGGCGATGGCACCGGCATTGATTGATGAGCTTGGTGATGGCGCTGAGACGTTGGCAAAAGCTGAGCAGATCATTGGTGATGGTGTCGCCGACGCATTGAGTGCGGGGAACTATGACGAAGCGTTGAGACTTTTAGACGAAGCCAAAAAGTTTGCGTCTGATTCAGACAGGTTGATTAGTCAAGCACGTAATACCAGCGAAGATATGGTTCGTGTTGTGGATCAACTAGACCAAGATATTGCTCGTAGACTAACGGACGAAATACCTGAAATGGGTATTGTTGAAGGTCGACGATTGGCGGCTAAGATTCCAGGTGCTTTTGGGGCTACGGCGGAAAATTTGCACCCCAGTGTCCGTCGGGTTGAGTTGCGTGGATCTACGTTGGATCAACCTGTACCGTTTCCTGAGTTGTTCAACACACGGATGTCGATTGAGCACCTGCAGGATTCGATTCGATTACTGAAAAAGGGTGACATTAACGAGCAGTTTCTTATCGCCTACGTAGATGAAGCCAATAAATTTAGCTCTTCGTTAGCGTCACTTATGTCCGACGCAAAAGTTGGTACGCAGACCGCAGGGTTGTCTGCTACTCAAAGACAAGCCTCAGTGGACTTGATTAATTACCTGACACGATACGAATCAACGCGTTTACTAAGAGACGATCCGAATGCGTGGGCGAGTAAAGTAAAACGCCTCGCTGCAAATTTACCGTTTGATCCAGATGATTTAGCGGCAAATCGTAAATTTTTATCCGGGTTAGACAAAGCGATTACGGAAACGTTAGCGTCAACGAAATCATTGAAGTCTAAGTTGAAGACTACGGTCACGATAGCTGACGCAACTGAGGCTACAGCAAAGGCGACTAAAGCCTTGCGGGGTCAGTTCGAGTCTCGTGCCGCTGCTATGGCGTTTGTACGAGAGAAAGTAGCTAAGCAGGCAAACATTGAGGTCGATCCTTTGCTTGTTCCGTTGACCGAAAAGCATAAAGCGATTGGTCGAGAGGGTTTATCTCCCGAGGGGCTTAGCTTTTTACGTCAGATTGAAATCGCCGTTCCTGGCCTTAAGGGTGATGACGCATTGCGCATCATTAAAATCGAGGATCAGAAAGCTCGTAAGTGGGCCAAGACAAATAACAGCACTGTAGGTAAGTACTATGAAGAGCAGTTTCGACTCTCAAATGTGGTCGAGGGTCCTACTACGGCTACTAAGCCACCCCCAACACCGACTACACCAACTCCTTCTCCTGCACCAACTCCAGCACCAAAACCACCACCAACGGCAGGACCGAAGCCTACCGCCCCTACGCCGACGCCTAAGCCTTCAACACCTGCGCCGAAGCCTGCTCCACCTGAACCACCAACGCAGGTACCTTTACCTACTACTTCTGTTTCTCAGGGTTCCAATAAAGCGGCGTTAGGCTTAGTTGACGACATCATAAAAACGGCGCAAAGAATTGATAGCCCCGGTGCTTCGGAACTTGCCTTTCGTTTAGGTCGTGAGAAAAAACGACTGAGTAGTTTGCCGATAAATGAAATTGGTCCTGCTGTTGCTGGTTTGGTACAAAAACGACTTGTGGGTCAATATGGTAAGGGTGATTCAGTCGAAGTTGTTTTAGGCAGTCTTGACGACACAGGTGAGTTGGTAAGTAAACTTCGTCAGCTTCAGGACCTTGGAACACAACGAGCACCAACAAGTACTCGCGGCGCGTTTGAAGGTCCTGTAGGTAGTGCGCCGAAGCGCGTTGAGTTGGATGGTGTTGCTCCCAAGGATTCGATAATCGATGGGAAGACGCCTCTTGAGCGACGACTCGAACCGAATGAAGTGCACAGATACGACATAATCAGATCACAACCACCGGAACCAGGTCTTAGCTCTGAAGTCTTATTTAACCATCTTATTGGAGTTGATGACGGAATTGAGGTTCTTGAATTTTTGTTGCGTCATGGTGAGTTAGATTCAACACGCGCAATCGCGAAAAGAATTTTACCTGTTTTGAAGCGTGAGTTTAAAGACGAAAAACTCAACTTCAAAATTGTTCACGGGTCTAATTTTCGTCGTGGTGTACGCGGAGATTATACAGATGCTACAGGCTCAGTAAGAATTCGCGGCGAAAATATTTTTAGTCGTACAGATGATCGATTCCCTGATCTAACTGACACTGGTTTGAATGAGGGGACGATTTTACATGAACTAATTCATGCGGCGACGGTACGTTACATTCGAGGAAATCCTAGTTCAAAAGAAGTTAAAGCACTAAAAAGTTTAAGTGGTGAAATCAAAGCTGGACTACAAAAGCTCCTGGATGACACACCCGATTTACCTTTAGACGGTAGTGCTGAAAGAGCTTTACTTGCTGAACAACGAAAAGATCTTGTCCATCGATTAGGTAAGTGGGACAGTTACTTCGGTACGCCAGTTGAAATGGTGACCTTTACACTGACGAACCCTAAATTCCAAGAAATGTTGCGGACCATTAAGGTTACACCGAAACAAAGTTTGTGGAACAAGTTTACTCGAAAAATTGCTAACATTTTTGGTATCAAAGCAGGTGACGAAGAGTCTGCTTTTGCTCAAGCAATTGTTGCGACGGAAGACATTATTCGTGCGTCTTCTAAGCAATTTGATCGCCCCCTAAGAGAGTCTTTATTCGAACTAACAGCAACTCAAAAGCTTAGAAACACCAACATATTCCGTTATGGTGCGTCAACCGAAGGTTTAAACAACGGTAACTTTATCGAGGTAGAGATAGTCACCCCAACACGAGGGGCGTCCTACCGGAGTAGACTTGGCCCCAGAGAAATGCGCGTCAGGAGTATTGAGCTTTCAGATGATGTTAAAAATACTGGTTTGGGTACGGAAATATATATTCGGGCTTTGCGCAAGGCTCAAAATGAGGGTGCGGCTTTTGTCAGCGATGTAGGTCCGAGCCCTGATGCTTTACGGGTTTACGGTACGCTTGAAAGGTACGGGATTAAATTCCGTCGTCGTGGCGTTCCTTCGGGAATGACGGCTGAAATTTCAGACCAGTTGTTTATTACTGCTGACGATCTGAAACGGATTGACCTTCAAGATGTGTTGAATCAACATGTCGCACGAAAGACTCCATCGGATGCAGTGTTTTCTATGGTGCCGAATGTGGCATCTAATCGAGTCGTAGTTGAGCGATTAGACGACGGTCGAATCTTTTTGCGGGCACTGACAGATACTGCAACTGCTGATGACTTTATTCGTGCCCTTGGCTCCGCTTCTCGCCGTAATCTTGATGAGTCCGACATGAAAGCTCTCGTAGCTTGGTTGGGCACTAAGGGCGTTAAGGTCAGTCACAATGGTGCCGTGTTTACCGCCAAAGATCCAGCGACCATTGAGCGTGCGGAAGACGAGTTTGCAAGTGCGTATTTAACTTACGTTCGATCTGGCCGGGCGGATAAACCAGAAATTAAAGGCGCGCTGAACAAAGCCTCTGAGTGGTTGAAGGATACATATGCGGCTGCGACGGGTCGAAGTGTTGGTGGCCCACCTCCTGGTATGGATCCTACATTGACGAAAACGCTCGACAAGATGCTACGTCGTCCGTCAGATCAAGTTTCGTTACCCAACATTTTTAAAATTACGAAAGACGCTTTGTTTTCTACCAGCGTCAAGGGTACTGAAATCGACGTCGGTCAAGAGATTCTGCGCGTGACATATCGTCTGGGCTATCCAATGGCAGAAGACGACCTTTCAAAGCAGATGACTAAAGCGGCAAAACTGTACTCTGAAGGCAAAAAAGATCAGGCAGTAATCAAACTCCCTGGCCCAGTTTCATTCGGCGGTCGGTCAGCAAAAGATGAGTATTCGTTAGACGAGATCATTAAGATTCAAAGTGAGCTTGAGTCAGCAAAACTTTTGGACATGTCAGACACTTCTTTGTTGCCGCTGGGCGGGGCTCATCGAGGTGTGGGTGAGAGGAACGCGTCGGAAATTGTGGAGCAGATCGTTCACGGTAGTCGGGCTGGTGGCGTATTCAAAAGCCTTTACTTGGGTGGCGATGCGTATGCCGACATGAGAAGTTTGCCCTTGATTGTTCGTGAAGCAATTCAGGGTGGTGCTCGAAAGGTGCAGCAGGCTGTGGGTGAGACGATCACGTTGGTTACAGAGAAAGACGTCACCAACCTCATGCACTACCTGACGGGTAAGGCAGCTATTCAGTTTGCTAAGGGTGGTCGGTCGGCTGTGAGTGCTGGTCATGACTCTATGGGTGATGTTGTCGATAGTTTACGTAAGTACTTTGAAGCGGTGGCAAGCACCCCTGAAGGTGAGCGTAAGTTAGAAATCGTTTCGGACTTTTGTCAATTGGTGCGTGAGCGGGGTAGCAGCGCCAAAGCTATTACTGAGATTAAAAACCGTGGATATGACCAAGAAGAATTAATGGCCGCGTTTAGTGAGATTGTGCGTGGCAAGAAAGCAAATCGGTTTTTGCGCGAGACATTCCAGGCCGCAGGATTCAAAGCTGACGATGAGGCCCGCTTGTTACCGGAGTACTTTACTCAAGCGCGGTATGGTTCGTCCGGAACACAAGATGCTGGTGGTCTGCTCGAAACGATGCTGTACTACGCAGATCGTGTACCACGAGAATACAAAGGTAAGGGTCAACTGTTCTCTGAGCGATTGGCCGCAGAGGGTATGGATGCCCAGCGATCTGAAGCAACATTCTTGCGATTGTACGAAGATCTGAACACAGTATTTAAAGACGACTCAAACGTTTCTAACCGCGTGGCTATTTTGATCGCGGCTCATGGTCACGCAAACAAGGCTAAAATGGAATGGGTCGGCATGGGTATCGCTGCCGACGAAAAGCTCAACAAGAGTATCAACCGATATTTCTTAGGTGAGTTTGTTGCCGATGAAGACATTGCTCAGGTAAAACGATTCTTCGAAAACATGGGTTACAACCCGAATATGGTTGAAGCTTTTGACCTTTACGGACAAAAGATGTTTATTCCTGCCCAAGCTCGTAAGCGTTTGTCGATGGCGTTGGATCAAGCAATGGACCCTGCAATTCGTAAGCAGGTGGGTGGAGACTTGTGGGACGCGTTAGCCGAGCCAGAAAACATTATACGCGCTGGTGTATCTGGTAAGAATGAGTCGGCAAAAATGACTGCGGCGTTGTTTTACCGCTACCTTAAAACACGAATGGTTCGGGGTCACTACATCCTTAAGGCCAAGTATTTTTGGATGAACACATTCGATCACTTTAATCAAACTGCACTACGTTGCGGGTACAGCACAGCGTTGGTATCTACGACACGCATGGTTTCTCAGAACCTGTTGTCTAACAATATCGGTCAAGCGTTTGTTGCTGCCGCACGCATGATGGGCCGTGGTCAGAGTGTTGAGGATGTTCGTCGGGTACTTCAAAGCTTTGGTGACGAGGGCGCAAAATGGGCGGGCAAACTGACCCGATCGTCGAAATGGCACATTAGCGTCAACGATGTTTTGCGGGGTGGCGACACGATTATTATGGTCGGTGGTCGACCCTACAAAGCAAACGATTTGCGTCAGCAGTTTTTGGAAGCTGGTATTTTTGCCTCGTTTGATACGAGTCAATTGGGTACGAAAATTCAAAACGTCGGCAACTTGTTCCTGGACGAGGTTGCGAAAAGCACTTCAGGTAAGACCCGCAAGATGTTTAAAGACATCAAAGATGACATTAAAGGGGCATCAGAAGATATTGCTGAGGCGTGGTCGGAGCGCGAGCGTTTGGGATTGGCGATAACCTTAATGGAGAAAGGTCTCGATCCTCGTACAGCGGCTCGGCTTACGATTGATGCGCTTTACGATTACGCAGGTAGCATGTCTAAGGGGGATCGAAACTTCCTCTTGAACCTCTTCTTCCCTTTCTGGGCTTTCCAGAAGAACGCAAACCGCCATATTTTCGATACGATTTTTAGTCCTGAAGGAGCGTACCGTTTAGGCGTAATGCGCAGGTTCCATGACAAGGGGTCGGATGTAGCAAGTGAGTTGGCGTACTTAGCTTCGGTAGATGAAAACGGTGTCGATGTTGATGCATTGCCTCCTGATCTCAGGCAAAGCTACTTTGCACTTAAAAAGCAAGTGTACGAAAGACTAAGTGTCGACGGTCAGGTGCCGCCATTAGTGCGCCATGAGCTTCGTATGTTTATTTCAGGTTCGCTTTATGGCTACCATGGCGGTCAATTATTGGAGTCAACAACACCATTAAGTGACGAGATTTCGGCCATAGCGGACGATCTACGGGACGAAAAGACTGGCGAGAGAATGCCGATTGATCGTCGCGCTCTTGCGTCTTACTACGTACCAAGAACAGATCGATCATCTTTGCCCGGTTACTATCGCGACCGCATATCGTTGCGGTTCCCGTACACGCCGTCAGACTACGAAGAGACTGTTCGCGATCCTGCTGTGCCAGGAGAGTTTAACGACACGATGAAAACGTGGTTGGATCTATACCGCGCGAGGAATGTCGATGCCCCATACGTGGGTCTGTTTATACCTGAGGCAACTTATGTCGCGGCGTTCAACCACATGACCTATTTGACGTCTTCGATGATTATGACAATGCAAAAAATCGAAGACATGGGTGACAGTTGGTGGTCCGATGAAGATGATGGCTCAGACGCGATCAATCCGTACACAGGTTTGTTGGCCTTGGCTACACCAGAACGAGCGCCAATTTTGTCTGACCTCCAAGCTGAATTAGGTCTCGGCGGTAATCAAGTGCCGCGAAAAATGGCGTTCGCAATGGTTTACACGGCTCAAATGTTCAACATGGATATTCTTGAGATCGATGAAAAAGACGATCCTTTTGACGTATTGAATAAAATGCAGCGAGCCAAAGACGAGGGTGAGGAATTTGAGTTGCCGCTTTTGGGTACCGACAAGAAGATCAAACCCGGTATGCGGTATTACTTAATGCCGGGTGTGGCTCAAGCGGCTTTCGTTAACAGTCCGTTTGGTGAAATGAACGATCTTTTGTTAAAGTTAGAAAGAACTGCACCGGAAAAAGCTGCGGGCTTACAGGGTCGATTGCAGCAAGTTGCTCGTGGACTTACTGGACTTGAGATTAAGGATGTCTCAAGAAGTAAGAGTGCGGCACAAGAAATGTTCCGCGCCAGAAAGGAAACCCCACAAAAAGTAATCAAGAAAGCACAATCGAGGGAAAAACTCAAATAGCTTTAATTCAGGTACATATACTATGTGTTACCGTTTTAATGTTACAATAGCCGCAGATTTTGCGTCAGGAGCTTTAGGATGAGCATAAATCAATTTACTCGCTATGGTTTTGCTGCGGCAGACGACCGTTCAATTTCTGGTTCGTCGTTTACTACGCATGAATTGACCGTTGATTCGGACATACAGTTTAGCTCGAAGGTACCCTCGTCAGCGTTTTTGGGCTCAATTGAATTTCAACTTACCGGTATTTCTGACGGAGATGAGCTTACTATTTTTCTGTGTCGGGACTCAACAGGTAATGTTCCGTTGACTTCGCAGCATTTAGAGGGCGCGACACAAAGAGTCACGACAGGAATTGGTTCTGCTACTTCTGGTGGCTGTAGCTTTACGATTAACAAAGACTTTCATTTCGACGATATTGTAACTGGTGCAACGCAGGGTAGCCTATATGTTGCTGCTAAGTGTTTATCGAGTGCTGGTTCTGCGGCACCATGTACGGCAACTGCAATTCGCCTTAACTGGAGAGGATAATGAGTAACCTGGTCGGTAATGTATTTGACGCTTCGGTTAAAGCTGATGCATCTGGGAATGTGGAAATTAGTGGTGATTTGACGGTAAGTGGAACTACCACAACCGTTTCAACTACGAATACCGTCATATCCGACAAGCTTATTGAATTGGCGAACGGGACTTCAGGTTCACCAAGCGGTGATTCTGGCTTGGTCATTGAGCGTGGTAGCTCCAACAACGTGTTTATTGGGTGGGATGAAAGCCTGGACACAGTCACAGTCGCTACCGGCTCTTTCACAGGTGCCAGTACTGGTGATCTTTCACTAACGGATGCCGCACTAAAAACTGCGGCTATCACAGCATCCGGCGACATCTCCACAACCGGAGAGGTGAAGACCGCCAAGGTTTCATTCACCGATGGCGACGACGCAATCACAATCGCTGATGGTGGCGGCATCACAGCCAACACCAGTCTGACGCTCGCGAGCGGTGCCACGGTTTCTTCGATTAAAGACGAAGACGCAATGGGGTCAAACAGTGCAACTGCACTGGCAACTCAACAAAGCATCAAGGCGTATGTTGATTCGCAAGTTGGTGGTTCAGGGAACATGGACAACTGGATTCTGGAGGACGACGACGGCACCGAAGTCATAGTGTCCAACGGCAAGGAAGTAAAGTTCATTGGATCGGGCCTTACAACCAACTTTACAGATACCTCTGATGGTAGTAATCTTGATCCGTTTGATCTTACGTTTACTGTGAACGCAGCACAGACCGGCATCACATCGGTACTAAACAACAGTCTTGTGGTCGGCTACGGTTCATCTGATGCAAACATTAACTTTGCTACTGACAATGAGATTAACTTTGACATTGATGGTACGGCACAGATTGTTCTAAAAGACGGTGTGCTTGAGCCTGTAACGGATGCAGATATTGATCTTGGGTCATCCAGCAAGCAGTTCAAAGACGGCTTTTTTCACGGTACGCTGGAAGCAGATGCTATCACTGTTAACGGATCAGCACTGGCCTCATCAGCGACGACCGATACGACTAATGCATCAAACATCGGGTCTGGAACTTTGAACGCTGCTCGCATGGCGGCGGCTCAAACAGCTATCACGTCAGTCGTGAACACCAGCCTTGAGATTGGTCGGGATGAAGACAACCGCATCAAGTTTGGTACAGATAACCAGATTATTTTTGAGGTTGATGGTGGCGACAACGTCATCTTTAAAACTAGCGGTGAGATTGAAGCCACGTCACTTGATATTAGTGGTGATGCTGACATCGACGGAACGCTTGAAGCGGATGCGATTACGGTCGGCGGAACTGCTCTCAACACAGTCATCGCAGGTGTAACCGTAACAAACGCCACCACGGCTGCGGTAGCCACAACGGTAACCATCAGTGACAACGAATCTACGAACGAAGAGAACGCCGTAATCTTTACTGCGGGCGGTGACGTTGATGGTGGCAACATCGGCCTTGAGTCTGATGGAGACTTGACGTACAACCCGAGTACTGGAACTTTGTCGGCCACGATCTTCAAAGGAAACGTTGATGCGGTTGACGGAGACTTTGACGGCACACTCGAAGCTGATGCAATCACAGTTGGTGGAACGAACCTACTGACGGGCGGAGTTGTCACCTCTCTTGGAACCATCACCCAAGACACGGTGACGTTTACATCGGCCAACGCAAACGACCCGTTGGTCCAAATCAAAAATACCACCAACGACGCCAACGGTCCAATCCTCGTTTTGGAAAACGATCGAGGCTCAAACAACGGCGCTGACAACGATGTCTGCGGAATAATCGAGTTCAAAGGCACTGACGACGCCTCGGTTCAAACTACCTTTGCTATGGTATCCACAATCGTAAAGGATGCAAGCAATAACGCTGAAGGTGGGGAGTTTGGGATTGAGGTTGCGAGTCACGATGGAGGCATGCACTTTGGCCTTAAAATTACTGACGGTGACGCTGATGGTGAACTGGACGTTGAGATCGGTAGCGGCATCAACTCAGTAGTTACCGCAAACGGCTACTCAAAGGCACTAAACGGTTTTCTTGTACCAGAGCAAAAGTCTGTACACATCGAAACTCCGATGCTGGCTACAGCCGATCACACAGCAACAGGTATCACAACATTGATGACCGCCAGCGAAAACATTGCTCAAGGTGATTTAGTGTACGTGTCAGGCAATGGAACGATTGGTAAGGCCGATGCAGATGCTGTTGCTAAGATGCCCGCGATTGGATTGGCAGTAGCGGCTATCAATCAAAACCAACCAGGTGCGATTCTCCTTCAGGGGATGTTCCGTGATGATTCATACAACTTCACCGCAGGAAATCGATTGTTTGTCCACACAGATGGGACGGTAACAGCGACTGCCCCAAGCGGAAACAATGATGTTGCCCAGGCTGTGGGTGTAGCCCTTAGTGATGACGTTATCTACTTTAGTCCTGACATGACTCTGGTGGAGATCACTGCTTAATGGGTGACATCAACCAAATAAATGATGTCGCTGCGGCGAATATCAACCAAGTCAACGATGTCGCTAAGGCAAACATTAGCGAGATAAACGATCAGGGTGTTCCCGCTTCTGGAGCTACGGCAGCGACTCGTTGGGTTGTCGGCATGACCAGTGACAGGATTGGTTATGCGGCAAATAGTAATCGAACAGCTTGGACGTTTGTTGATTCGGTACAAAGCTCTGGTGAGCCGGACGCAATTGATCTTGGGTATGGAAAAGATAATAGCGGTAACGGCATTTATGTTATCGCTCGAATCTCAACGAATAAAGAACTTCACGTCAGCGGAACAGACATCACAAGCGATGGTGAGTGGACTGCTATTGACCTTGGTGACGACACTAGCAGTCCAGATTCTAACAACGATATTGTAAGTGTTCGTTGGCGAGCAGCATCTAATGGTGCGACCGCAGGAATCTGGATGGTGGTTGGCCGTCAAACAAACCGACGAATCTACCGAAGTACCGATGGCGGTGCAAACTGGTCAGCTATTGACATTAGCGGCTTAACTGGTCACGCAACTACCCCAAGAATCATGGGTATCGACGGTGATGGCACGGGAAAATGGATGTTCGGTCAAGCGGGTCGCATCTATTATTCTACCGATGACGGGGCTTCTTGGGCTGTATCTACCCCGTTTAGCGGAGAATCAGGCGCAGATGAAGTAGCTACAATTACCGGCATTAAATACACCAACAGTTCTTGGGTCATTGCATACGAAAACAACACAAATCCGTTTGATAACAATACCTATATACGCTCTTGTGCGGCTTCAGATATTACAGACTGGAGTGACGCTGTAGATACTGGTGCCCCCGCAATGGTGTCAGGTAACAACCCAAGCAGAACATCGATTGCGTCTTATCAAGGACGCATTTGCGTTGTGCCGCACAAAACTTCTGTAATCGGTATTGCTGACATTAGCGGAAAAACAATAAGTAACGTGGCGTCGGTTAGCATGACCATGAGTAACGACGACTGCCGAGATGTAGCAACTGACGGCGTTACCTGGATGATTGTCACCGTCGATGGTGATGTGTGGGAAAGCACAGATAATGCCGCTTCATGGTCGAAGACACTCGACAATATGGGCGCTACCAATGATACCAACGGTATTTCTGGTGATGATTCAATCACAGTAACACCCAATGTTTATGGCCCACTCTAATATTTATCACTTGAAACCAAATCAGTTAGGACTTTTCCGTGGCACTTAAACTTGCAAATCTTCCCGCCGACACGTTGCCGTACAAAATTGTATCTGAAAACGACTTCACCGGTTTATTAACTGACATTACTGCTGGTAGTGGTACGCTTCATTACATCAAATTTAAAAGCACCGCAGTTACCGCAAACAATCAAGTAGGTCAAAGCTACTATGTGAAAATCTCATTTAGTTCTTCTGCGATTACAGTTGGCACGTCAACACCTGACATGATGTTTCAGATTACTGGGTCTACGGCAGGGGTCGACGTAGCCATACCGTTACCTGGCGGGATTCCTTTTAGTGCTTTGAGTCTTTGGGTGGTAGACTCTAATGCAGACAACGCTACGACACGGACGGCACCAAATGCGGGTGTCGTATCTTTTACCGCAGTCACTTCTTAGGAGTTTGAAATGGCCGTCAATACAACAACCATTGCAGCACGATTAGCTGAAACACTTATCGTCGATTTAGTCGCGGACTCAAGTAACGGTGAAGAGAATATTTTTTCGGGTACAACTTTGGCTAACAAACTGTACGAAGTTGAATTAGACAACTCACAGAATGGTTTGCCCGCGTATTTAAAGATTCAGTTTGCCACAAGTTTTAACGCAAACAACGCACCTAACTTACAGTTCTATGCACCTGCTGGTGATAAGGCTTGCTACACTTTTCCCGATGGGCTTCCTTTTACTACGGGGATTAGCTTTGTCGGCTCAACAACCGGTGCGGCTACGGGCGCTCAAACAGATCCAATTGAACCACTCAAAGTAAAACTTCTTGGGGGTACCTGATGCAAGCTTTTATCGACAAACTTTTTTGCTCTCAAAAACGAGTATCTTGGCGACGACTGGCCGTGCTTACTCTCGGAACCGGATTGTTGGCCGCTGGTCTTATTGATTCTGAACAATGGCTTTATCTTAGTCTTGCTTATATCGCTGGTGATTCTGCCGAGAAAGCAATGAGCGCAATCTCAAAGAAGTAATGGATGGCAGTTACACTTACTAGTACAGGGTTTCAGGATGCTCTTGATTACAAGATCATTCAGTGCACCGGTATTGAAGACGCTACGGTACAAACCAACGTAGCCGTATCTTCAGGATCTCTGTACAGCGTAAGTATTGATTCATCCAATACTACAGAGAATGTTTTCGTTCACATCTATGACACGAAAAACACTGCGGCCAGCGAGATTATCTTTCGTGGCGAAACACTAAAAACTAAAACGCTTCAAATTCCTACCGGGTATGCATTTGATGAGTTGAGTTTTCGAGTTTCTGCTGGAAACACTGAGACCGATACTACAGATTTTTCTGGTACGGTTAGCGTCACTTTGGTCTGTTCTATGCGACTTAGAACGCTGACTTTGGTGAACGTCAATAACGTTTGAGGTTGTTATGGCTGCGACAAAAACAACTGCGATTTCAAATTTAGGTGGAATTTTAGTCGTTGACTTTGACTCAGACATTTCTGTCGCGTCAAACGTGACGGGGAACACATCGGGTTCTTTGTTTTTGGTTGATGTTGATAATACTGCGAATGATTCGACATCTGCTTACGTCAGAATCAAAGATGCTGCGTCAGCAAATTCAAGCTCGGCTGGAACTTTGACACCGCATTTTATGTTTGTTGCACCGCCTGGTACTAAGACATCATACGCCATGCCTGAGGGTCAGACTTACAGTGCCGGGCTTTCTATGTGGTGCACAACCTCAAACAATGCACAGAACATTACACCACCGTCAAATGCTGTGATTGTTCGGCTTGTAGCATCGTAGGGGAAGGATGTTTAATATGGAGCCAGTTACATTAATCTCTGTCGCGGTTTTAGCTTCGTTGGGTGTCGGGTTCGGTGCTGGATGGGGATTGAAGCCTGACGCAAGTGTCAAAGCCTTGGAAGCACAGACCGAGGCAATCAAAGAAATGAATAACGGTAACCAGGCGCTCGTCGACAAGGTACAAGAAGTTGCTGTTGAAGAGGCTAAAAGAGAGTCTGAGATTGCGGGTAAACTGACGGACTTGCCGCCCCCCTGTATTAAAGAAGTCGGGGGAGATCCTATGTCATTGCAATGTATGTGGGCGTTGTGTATTCGAACGGGTGAAACAGACAAGCAACGATGTGAGCCGTCTAAGTTGACGGATAAGCTACTCGGGTCTTATAGTTGTACTGAGAATAATTGATTGGAGTTGTCATGGAACTCAAAGATATGGTGGTACCGGGGCTCACTATCGTGTTTGCTGCAGGTATTTCGTTTGCGTCTTTTGAGTCTGCGGCTCAAGATGTAGAGGATGTTGAAAAACGTGTCACTATCCTTGAATCTAAGTCAGGCAAACAAGAAGTGGTTGATGTCAAGATTGAGGGCATTGAAACCCGTCTTGACAAGATGGAAGATATTGTTCAGAAAATGCTGGAGAATCAACAAAAGCAAGCCATCAATATCGCGCAAATCTGCCAAGCCACCAACGCCGATTGTAGTTCATAAAATGCGTCCGATTATTTTAGACTATGTTGAATCGCTGGGTCATGCTGTATTTGAATCAGGTGAGTACAACCTGAACATTATTGGTGTTCGAAGTAAGAACCACCAAGCAAATAGTTTTGATGACCGTATTTGTGTTGTGTTTCGTGATGAGCAGGGGTGGATTACCCGTACCTGGGAATGCACTACTGAGCCAGGTAAATACTGGTTGGAAAATCCTACGAATGTGAATGGTACAGCTATCTTGGTACCCGGCCAGTATCGAGGTGTCTGGAAGATTGACAAGCATCAGGGTAAATACGATGCTTTGTGTCAACGAAACGGTACCGTCAAGACGTATCGAGATGACAACAAAGACGACATTATTGATTTAGATTCTGCGTCAATTACTGAAGGCTACTACGGTATTAATATCCACAAAGCTGGATCGGCATCTACTCAAGTAGACAAGTGGTCTGCTGGTTGCCAAGTATTTAGCCATAGTAAAGACTTCGAAGAATTCATGTCTATTTGCTACGCCGCACGAGAAAAGTGGGGCAACTCGTTTAGTTATACTCTGATTAACGAACCGGAGTTTTGATGGAAGCCCTGGTAGATACATTACTATCAGGGGGTCACTTAGGCGTTTTCGCGGCTTTTTTGGTTTATCAATTTATGGCGATGCAAAAACGTCTCGATAAGTTGGTCGAAGGCTTCCAGGAGCAGCTTGATGAAATTCGTAAAGAGTATGAGGGTCGGTCTGAAAAGATGCGGGAGCGGTACGATCGCGTGATCAAAGAGTACCGAGACACGGCTGACAATCAGTCTAAAGATTTCTTGATTACTCGAACTAAGGTACACAATGACATAGTTGCAAAGTTGGACCGTATATTAGACCGGAACAAGTAGGCTTGTATGAAGTGTGTCGTAAAAGAAGGTTCTGATTGTAAACTTGAGTTAGGCTCGACGATACGAATCTACGATAAGAAACCGGCTAAAAAGGAGACAAAGCCCGTGGCACAAGAAACAAAAGTAGAAGACGCTGCCCCTGCACCGGAGCCCGCACCTGCACCTGAACCCGCGCCAGCACCAGCACCTGCACCTGCACCTGCACCTGTTGAGACTGTTGCAGCACCGGCTAATGTTAATGAGTTGGTAGAATCGGTGGGCGTATCACAAGACATCACAGCAGCAGCAGACGCAGCCAAGTCACTGGGCGGAGACTACGCACCTATGGTGGCTCTTGCTCTTGCGGGCATGGCTGTTGCTGGTGGTTCAAAAGCCTGGAGCTACTACCGTGATCGTGCAGAGCAAAAGCACGAACAGGAAATGCAAAAGCTTAAGATAGAAGCACAGTCACAAGGAATGGAGGGAGAACAACCACCACCTTGTAAGGCTGCAAGCACAAAGATGCAGGCTGAACTGGACGAGCTTAAGTCTAAGCTGAGTGCGGTACAGAAAAAGACTTCGATGATTTCTGCCGACTTTGACGGCGAAGACGTTGAGCGTCAGATTAAACGCATGAAAAAGCGTATTGATGAATTGTTTGAGATTACTGAGCAAAAATGATTGAACTTGCTCTGTTCTTTTTTGGTACGTTCGTTGTCTTACCGGCAGGACTTAGTTTTGTTGTAGATGGTGAAGTGAAGACGAAAAAGAAAAAACCAGAGCCAGTTGAGCAAGTGGTTGAAGAACCTATACCGGAACCGGAACCTGTTTTAGTCGCGAGACTAAAAGCAACCAAAAAGACTGTAGTAACTATTGTGCCTGTATGTTCTGATGAAGGATCAGAAGATCGGTTACGAACTGCCAGTATAGACTTTTTAGAAAACGTTGATGGTTTGCCGGATGAAATCGTATTCGAGGTACAAGATTGTGCTGACGAAGGTGTGGTAGACATCCAGATTGTTGAAACGATAGAGCGTAACCCACCCGAGATTTGATACCTGGGCGGTCAGATTACTCTCTGACTACTCAGTTTTTTTCGGTTTAGGTCGTTCACGCGGAGTGCCCTGACGCTCTGCACGAGACGTACCCTCAGTCGATCGGCTAAACTCACCAGGAGTACCAGGAGTACGAGAACGTCGAATGTTACTGCGTGCAATCTGGCCCTTCTGCTCCGCTTCGGCTATACGGCGAAGATTTTCTTTCAGCATCTCTAACTGGTATGGGTCACCAAACTGACTCTGCGAGACCATTTGCTGAATCTCAGACTCAGATGGTCCCTCAAAATCGTCATAGTCAACCATCTCATCAGAATCGGCCCCACGGCTGACAATCGGGTTAGTCCTATTGGGTAGTTCGTTTTTGACAAGTCGGTTACCTACAAGCTCGTATTTAGCATAATATTGATTCTGAAATACCTGCATAAATCGCTTATGATTATGACCATAACTCATGCCGTCCATCAACAATTGTTTCGACAGGACGAGATCGTCTTTATAATCATCGAACATATCTTCTAATGCCAAATATTGTGCGCGCATGGTTACGTGGTCAGTCGACTCTTTTGACATCCGATCGAAGCCCTCTTTTATTTTCTGGACTACCGGATTCTTGTAAAAATCGGGTCTCGTTATCTCATCCATCAAAGCTCTCTCAAGCTTTAGACCAAAATTCTCAGTCTTAACATCCAAGCCCATTACCTTGTCAATCGAAGTAAAATCGACACGATTCTTTTCTGCCTCATTCGCAAACCTAATAAGTTGGTCTCCGACTATTGAGTTCCTTGACTCATCATAAAATCGCCCACCATCGCCTGTAAAGAACGGACTTTCAAGCTCAAGCCTTAGTTCGTCGGCTCTCTCAAGAGCAAATGTGTTGATTTCATTTGGATAATTGGAATACGCCGATTGCAAATAATCATCGTACTCTTTTTTAAGTGTGTTTCTTTTGGTCGTCAGATACGAATTTAACTGATTTAAAAAATCCGTATCAAGCCCGCGACTTTCGATCATATTAACGAAACCCGGATTGTCGAACTCCTTAGGCGTACCCACCGGACGATCTAAAAGTTCTTTACCCGACGCGCCTCGAAGGTGACGAGGAATCTTAAAACCTGATTTTTGGGCTTTGTCCAAGAGGTTTTTATGCGGGAAAAGATCCTCAACTTCACCGCCGCCTGGGGTGCCGCCGCCTGGGGTGCCGCGTGGGACATATGACCCTTCATGCCTAAGTTCCGCTTCTCGTTCTGCCTTTGCGACATAATACTCATTGGCGAGACTCTGTCTCTCCTTCGACAACTTTTCATACTCATTAGAAATTTCTATGTCGTCAAGTTGACGGCCCCCCGCATCTTTACCTGTAGAGCGCAATAGATCTTCGCGCTTATCGATACTTTCGAGATCGTCATAAAATCTGCTTGATAACTCACCAAAGTTGGTGTCTTCTGCCATGTCTGTTCGAAGTTCGTCTATGAACCTCTCATGACCTTCAGAAAACCTCGACATTGGTTGGTTAGATCGGGACATATGCATGTAGCCCGGTGGCTCCATAGAACCCCTACGATCGAACTCGGCTGCGGCCTCTAGATCGACGTTGGGGTCCGGCCTTGACATGCCTTGCTGCATCGGATCTTCTATGGGGCGACTCTTTGCATATTCAACCATATGATCATCTTCGATCATCGCGATCTCACGCCGGACCTGCATGTCGTCTGTGACCTTTACTTCATCTACACGCTTCGCAAGGTCTTCCAACTTCTTAGCGGCTTCGTCAGGGATCTCTTCTCCTGCTTCAGCGGCACTCTTCAACCAACCCTTGGACATGGATTTACCCAACGTCTGTAGGACTGCAGGCGCAAGGATCAGACCGCCATACAGAGCGGCAG